AGTAACATCTCCAGTTAAATTCTTTGTAATCGTAGCAGGAAGTCTATCATTACTGATAGTTCCTGTTGTAATATTAGCACCATCAGCAAGATTAGTGGCAGTCGTTGCCGTGCCAGTAACATCACCAGTAACATTACCCGTAATATTTCCAGTCAGATCACCAGTGAAACTTGTGGCAGTAACAACACCAACACTAAAATTTTGCTGTTGGATTAGGTTACCACTAACTTTAGTAAGTGCCATATCGTTTTATCCTTATGGTGTGACTTCCATAATAGTCAAAGCAACATCAAGACTATTGTTTACATCACTATATGCTGTGACCGTATCGTTTGTTTCTAATACAACTTTGTTTCCTTGCATGAATTCCAAGGAGGAACCCTGAGGAAGTGGGACATTTTTCAGAATGCTGATGTTGTCCGCTGATGGTCTTGTGATTCCAATACCAACGTTAATTGATGAACCAGAGACGTTTGCTAGTGTGACACCAATAATGACCGTTGCAGTGACGGGAGAAGTTGCAGTGTAAATCCCAACAGTCGTTACACCTACATTCGCTTTTGTTTTTAGTTTAAAGGTATTTGCCATCTTTTATTATCCTAATGCGATTGCAAGTGCGACTGCATCATTTTCTGCAGTTGTGAGAACACTGGTTCCATTGATAGTAACATCCGTACTGCTATTTATAGTGCCATCAACATCCAGTGTTGTGGTTGGAGCAGTAGAATTGATTCCAACTAAACCTCCAGAAGTGGTGGTGATTACAGTACCACCAGCACCTACATTAAGTAATATAGTTGTAGTAATTCCACTGGCATTGACATCGGTTACATCTAATCGGTTATAAACCGTAATACCAATACCACTGGTTTCAAGTTTTAAGTTTCCATTATAATAAAGTCCTACTTCTGCACCAGTGTTTGCAATAATCTTTGATGCACCAGCAGAAGATAATATTTCAACATTATCTCCAGCGATCTTAAGATTTCCACTTCCAGAAGAATTCTGTATCCAACTGTCAAGAGTATTGTGGAAAATCTGAAGATCTCCACTATCTCCAGCGGCACCGCCAAAGTGAAGTCTATCGCTATCTAAAAGGTGTACCTTATCTCTGAATGTAGAGACACCAGATACATTTACGTCTCCATTGATATCAAGAGTAACTGTCGGATTGGTTGTTCCAATACCAACCGAGTTCTCATAATAAATTGATGTAGCACCGAAATTTTCAGTCCACGGAGTCAACAATGTGATTGTTGTACCTATCCCGACACCGCCAGTGTCTCTTTCTGCAAATAGGTAACCGTCGTTAAAGTTAAGGGCTAATTCTCCCTTCTGCAGATCAGAAAGTCCAGGTCGCTTTCCAGATACAGCAGATCGTTTTAACCTAAAAGGTGTGGACATTTATGTATCTCGGTATGTACCAAAAAAGGAGACTTATATAAGTCTCCTTTTATTTATCAGTCTTCAGAATCTCCCTCTTCTACCAATGTCAGTGCTTCAATTGCACCTAGGATTTTGAGATATTGTTCTTTCTTTGCATTGAACTGTCTTTCAAGATCAACCAATTCATTCCTGAGATTTTTTTCTCTCTCATTCAGTTCTGTGAGCATTGATTCAGGATTCATTTACTTACATATATGGCAATCTATTTATTATACAATAAATAGTAAAAAAAGTCAAAAATGGCACGTAAAATATTCAAAAGGGTCGGTCTGAGAAGGGACTTTAACTTTTCCGATCTTTCTGATTCTAAAACTGCTCTGAATAACTTACTTGATACGCTTGTTGACGATCAAACTGCTACATTCATATCTGAAGACTTGGATGCAATCAGAAATGTCTTTGCAGAGGGAATGTCCAGCGAAGACTATCAGAACGTAATTGGTAGTGCGGTTGAAAATACGAATGCAAATGGAATCAACCAACCAGTATTCCCAAGAATTACATATCAGAATCGTTTAGATAAGTTTGAAGTTTTTTCTGGTGATCCAAGATTTGATGGTGGTAATGGTCTCACTGCCACATATTTTAATGAAGACCAGGTAGATGATACAACATCAGGAATCTTTGTAGGAGTTACAACTGGTGGAATTATTCCAGGTGATACTTTCTGGGAGGATGGGAACTTTAATTATACTGGTAAAATTCACCCACAATCTGTAAACGCAAATGGTGGTGTACTGTGGGAAGGATTCTTTGTTCCTACTCAAACTGGAAGTTATACTTTTAATACAAGTGCAAGTCTTGGTTTTACCATGGACTTCCAAACTGAAGGATATGTCTCTGGTATCAATACTTATACTGAATATCAAAGAGTTGGGCTTGCAGTAACAGTTACGGCAACAACTTCTGGCACAAATGTAGTCACTATTCCAACTGCTAATGTTCCGAATGTTGGAATTGGAATGTCGGTAAGTGGATCTGGTATTCTTGCTGGTACAACTATCGGTGAAGATAATTCTATTGATAGGACGACAGGAGAGATTACACTCACGAATGATTCTGGAGATCCAATTACTACTGCTAACTCCAACATTCCAGTTACGTTCTTCAGAGATCCTGGAACATCAGTAAGTACAACTTTCTCTACTTATGTTTTGGAAGCATTTGAGAGATATAGAGTCAGATTTAGATTCTACGTTCCTCAGAGTGTCAATGCAATTGGTGTAGATAGAAATATTGACTTTAATTATAATCCTCCTGGTGGATCAACCACAGATTTGAGATATAACAATCTTTATTCTCTTAACTATGATTTTTCTGAATCTGCAAAGGGAAGTTTCAATAATTTCTATGACCAGTCTATTCTCTTTGGTGGTGGATTGATTGGTGGATCAGCAAACTCAAATGCATATGTGAAAGTCAAGTCAACCAAGAAAATTGACATCAAATATTCACCAAAAACCTCACTGGCGGCGATTACTAAGGCATCACCAACTGCATCAACCACAAATAATTCAAAAGTTGCATCTTTGACTGATACGTCAAATATTGAGATTGGTAACTATGTCTTTGGAACAGGAATTCCAGCAAATACAAGAGTTACTGAAATTATTATTAATGACTCCTTTATCATGAGTAATGCTGCGACAAGCACAACAGCATCAAATGCACTAACAATCATTGATCATCGTGGATTCGTAAAAAGAGCAACAGGAAGTGCGAGTAGCGGAACTATTACTCTCTCCACTGGTGATACATCAGATCTTAAAACTGGAATGATCGTTATTGGTAATGGTATTACTCAATATACTGGAATTACCACATCTGCATCTGCAACTCAAGTCACAATTGACCCAAGTCAAGGATTTGCGAACAGAGCATTATATTTCTATGAATCTAGAGGTCTTGTAGACGAAGCACTGAATGCATTCTGTGTTCCTGCAAATACAAGATGTATGATTGTGACTTCTGATACTCCTGCAGGATCAACATCAATTCCAGTTCAAGATACAACTGGTGTTGGTAATGGATGGAAAGTTCAAGGATTCCAATTTGCAAGCGGAACCACTGTAAATGGAGCACCTTTAAGTAATACAATTGCACTTAGTGCAGCGACAACAAAAAATCTCATTGCAGGGGCAAACTTTACAGTTACGAATGCAAGTGGAGATAGACAACTCTGTTGCCCACCAACAGATACTTCACCACCATTCAACCCAACTGAAGAAGGCCTTGACACAACTTCTTCTGAGCAAAGTCTGAGGATTGAAGAAGGTAATGTCGTTTTTGATGCTTTGACTGCAAATGTTACTGCATCAAAAATCACAAACTATGCTTCAAGTGACAAATCTAATAGTAGACTTGAATTAAGAGCAGGAGACGGCACTACCTATAAGGTTTTGTGCGTATAATACCCAAAAAGGTCTCAGATCAAATTTTTGGTGGAATTTTTTTTCCGCCAAAAATGGTTTTAAAAGTTGATTTTGGTTCAGGTAGACAACAATAAGTAATAAGTCTCCCCGTTGATAGCAACAGGAACTTTATGGGTGAACGAAGTCACGTTTACTTCTGATCCTGATACAGTGCTGACTCCAGTGATTGTAATGTCATTATAAAAGAAGAGATCACCAATTGTAACTTCTTCACTAAGAGTTCTCAGTGTGCTTCCAGAGATTTCCCATGGATTGTTGTCTGCTGAGAATGCACGAGTGTCACCAATAAAGATACCAGGTGATTGTGCATCACTTAATTGAGTTTGACTAACGTTAAACTGTGCTGGGTCAAAAAGATTAACAGTTCCTTCAAACTTAATTTCTTTATTTGTCTCTGTATTTTCTGTTCCTTTATATTTTTGTCCGATGAAGTATCTTGCTGACTCATTATTTGCCTGAGTCGTATCAAAAATACTATTGATGGATCCTGCCAGATATCCACCAAAATCTTCAGTATCTTGAATATCTGGTTGAATATAGTTAACTAAGTTAGTCTGATGAACTGCATCCTTACGAATAAAGTTAAATGATGTTGGAGATACTGAAGTAACTGAGATCGTATTGATTCCAAGGTTTGATGTACTTGGAGTGGTTGATAATTTGAATTGAGTTTCTGTATTTGAGTTGCAGATATAATAATCAGTTCCTGCAGATAATGTGGATGAACCAACATTTACGTCAGTGCTTACCGTGACAACATCATCATTTGTGAAAACGAATTCATTATCTGGGAAAGAAAAGAATCCATTTGTAAAAGTTACAAACCCAAGAGTAGATGTATTTCTTAAGTTATTCTGAATGACTCTTAAATCATTTGCAAGACCAACTCCACCAAGGTTACTTAATGCCTGTGTGTCGTTTGTATTCTCTTGAAAGTTTAAATCTTTTCTAAATCCTTGGTTCTGTCTTACTGCCATTTTAACTATGTGTAATGTTCCAGCCTTTAGATCTTAAAATTGCAATCTTATCTAATGTATCCTGATTAGGTGCAGAATTTCCACGTAAGTTTACAGTTACACGACCACGATTTACTGAATTATAATTCTCAAGTAAATCATTAATCATCTGTTCAATTGCTTGCTCAGTCAAAGAGTTATTCGCTAAATCTATATATCTGATTCTGTATAATTGTGCGAATGCACCTTGCTTATAGTTTGTAAACTGATTGTTGAATAGAATCAGGTAGTATAAGTATGGGCAATCAGTGAAGTCAGGAATCTCACCAGCAATTTGATTATTATGTGCGTAGAAGTATCTCAGTCTTGGTAAGTTCTGGAAAGTTCCAATTGATGTGAAACTATTATTGTAGAGATACAGATAAGTAAGGTTAGAAAGATTTTTATATGATGGAATCTGTCCGCTCAGTTGATTATAACCAAGTTGTACATAATAGATGTTTGGATTCGCGGCAAAGTTGGGAACCGAACCACTAAACTTATTATGATACATCCAAATGTATCTTAAGTTTGCGTTCGCTGCAAAACTTGGAAGAGATCCTGTTGTTCTTCCACGAGAACGATACCAGAAATAATAGAGACTTGAGCATGTGCTCAGAGCATTTGGGTGGATTGGTGAAGTCAGAAGATTTCCAGAATCCAACAGAATATAATAGACTGAAGTGAGATCCTTGAATGTAATCTCTGGAATTACATATGTAGTATCACCACTTGGGGATCCACCAGTAATGCTAGTATATCTTAAATCAAGATAATAAAGTGATGGGTTTGTAAATCTTGGCAACGCACCAGTGACACCTGACGCATAGCAGTGTAAGTATCTTAGTGATCCGCAACCATCAAACTTATATGATGTACCATTTAGAAGTGAACCAAGACTTCTACAATAATATGCATAGAAAATTTGAAGAGACTGTTTTCCAGAAACTCCTGTTGGAATTGGAAGATTAGTTCCTTGAATGTAAATGTTTACAATAGAATTGTTATTATTATTGATTGAGAAACTACCATCAGACAGGTAATAGTTACTTCCTAGATTTAATGTCTGAAGATTTGTAAGTTGCTTTACGTTGTAAGTATTTCCAGATCCACTTGCTGTGTTATCAATTGCTCTGAAGTCATTTGATACAACACTGTACGTTGTACAAGTATTTGGAACGTTTGGAATTGTGCAACTTGAATCATCAGAGTCTGGGTGGAAATATGCACCGCCACCTCTACCTAGATTTAGAGTAGTGAGTTGTGTGAAACGATTTGCAATAATGTTTTGAGTGATAGAACCATAGAAGGTTCCTTCCATATAAAGTTCTCTAAGTCCAGATGGAATCTTATTTACAACTGCCTGATTGAGTTTTCTTTCACTCTCGGTCTCACTTAAGTAGAATGGATTCCTCATCAAGTACAAATTCTGTAGTGATGGAGCAATAAAATTCAGATCTGGGAAATTCTTAAGGTTGTTATATGCAAAGTCAAGTGTGGTTGCATTCAGGAACTTGACGGTTGGAAGTTCTGCAATGTTTGCAGATCTGATTTGAATCCTTGAAATATTATCTGGATTGTAGTAGAATTGAATATATCTTTCTCTTGATACCGAAGATCTATATCTAATTGTGGATGTTGTTCCACCTTGGTCTGCATAGTTTGTATAATTATTTGCATTACCTGTCTCAACAATCTTCCAGCTTGCTGAGATATTATCAATCAATGATGATAAATTGACTGTTGCATCCAAGTTTCTAAAGAATCCTGTAAAGATAACAGGGATTCCTTTCATCGCATAAAGAGTTACCGTCTGCCCACCAATGCTACATTGAATTTTTGAAGTTGGAAACTCTGAATTAAATTCTTTTGCTTGAGGAACAATGGATGTCTGAAGTCTTGGTCCACTGATTGCAGTAGACTGTGTACCAAACTGCAAAGATCCACCAGTTGTGATACCAACTCTAGCACCATAGGATATTCTTGCCTTTGCTTGAGTTGCCAGATCTGTACTGGTTGCTCTGGAATCACTTGAACTCCATGCACTGATTCTTGACGTTGAAATGTCTGCAATCTTTACGGTAGCACCTGTCCCAGTACCGCTGATATAGCGATAGCGAATTGCAGAACCACTAAGTGCTCCGTTGATGCTTAAGTTACCGAAAAGAACACTATCGGTTCCTGCTCTCCTCTGTAGAATTCCGTTGTATTGTTCCGAATCTCTATAATATCTGTCTAATGTTTCATGAAGAGGGACACTTAGCCTTGAAAAACTAATCCAATCATGTCTTGTTGCTCCTGCGTTTGCAGAACCAGCAATCACCTCAAGGTCAAGAGGTGGCAGATTGATTGCTTGCAGAGCGGCAGTCTTATTCTCTACGTCTGCAAAAAGACTTAAGACATTAAGTCCGAATAGTTTTGGGTTTCTAAGTGCCATATTAGGTCGTTCTCATGATGAACGCAAGTGCATAGTATGGTGGAAGGTTTGCATTGGTTGCAGAAACTGCACCAGATGGTGTGCCAGTTGTACCTGAAATTGAGATTGTCTCTGTTCCAACTCCTTGATCACCTGCCTTCAAGAAGTTAGATGCTGATTGTGTTGTGGATGGACCATTAGAACTTGAGAAACTATCCGATCCACTAAAAGAGTGAGTGTGAGTGACAATAGCTGCATCAGCACTACCACCAGTAGCATCAACAGAAAGACCTGGGTATGTTGTGTCCCCAGTTCCACTGCTAGCACCAACAACAAATCTATTCCTTAAGTCAGGTGTACTATTACTACCGTCACATAGGGCCCATCCACTAGGAATGGAAGTAACAGAACCAGACCACATGATGATTCCACCAACTGGAATCGTTCCCCCACCAACAAAACTTCCAGCAGTAACACTGCTAGATGCAGTCATACTTTCCGCAGTAATACTACTATTTGGCAGACTTAAATCATCAGAATCAGTTAACTCCTGAATCTGACCTGCACTTGAATTTACAATTAAAGGTCTACGAGATGCCATTATTGACTCTTTTTTCTTTATTTATTATTGTTCTTTAAAGTTCAAACTTGCTTGAACTGATCCACTTGCACCAGCATCAAGTTTCTTGGCAACTATAAATGTTGCCTCTGCATTATTGTTGTCTGGTGTGATTACGTTTCTGTCTGCACCAAAGACCTTAGACATATCAATTTCTTGTGTTGAGTTAGCACCAACATAAAGAATGTCTCTGGTTGTTCCTGGTCTCAGTTTCTGCTCATTCTGTGTATCAATTAATGCAGAAGAAAGACGATTGATTTCTGTGAAGTTCGTTGGTGCAGCACCAGTAACATCAGCATTTCCATCTGCATTAGTAATTTCAACATTACCAAGAGTATAGAACTTAGGTGAGATTGTTCTTTCAAATCCACCAACAGTTTCTTTTACTGAGATATTATTGATTGCTGCATTGTCTTTCAACTTCATAACGAGATATAGTGGATATGGACTGTAGTTATACAGTTTAGACTTCGTATTCATTCCATTGGCAGAGATTTGAACTGGGCGAATCAGAATTGTAAAGTCAGCACCAACAGATCCAAGAGATTGATCAATCTGAATGTACTGGAATGATGTAGTTGCTGTTGAATAAGAACTTACGATACCAACGAATCTGGTATTAGTTACAGTAACTGTTCCTCCAGAGAACAATGCAATCTGACCACCATCAAAAGTAACTCCTGCTGGGAAGTTACCTTCAATCTGAATCCAGTGTCTACCTAAAGAGTCTGTTCCTGTTCCATTAGGTGGTGGGTTGCCTGGTTCATAATCAAACTGATTTAGATTTGTAATTTCTACTGGATCTAAAATCTCAATAGTTGCTTTGGAGCAAATGCCAGGGGATGGTGAAGGTAAAGTTGGGATTCTATAGTCAATACCCATTCTGACTTGTGGGTTAGTTGGTGCCCAACCCTCTCCAGTTTCAACACCATCTTCATCCAATGATGCATAAGAGTGAGTGTGCTCACCATAAAGAATGTTACTGTTTGGAAGCACTGTAGTTGTTGCAGAACCGATTACAAATCCATTCAAAGTATCTGGAATTGAAACATCAGGTTTAATGTCAGTAACACCAATCAGAAAGTCTGAGAAATGTGCATAGTCATCTTTTTGATTTGGATTGACAAATTGAAGTTCAATCTTAGAACCAGTGAACTTAAAGTCTGATGCAACATAGTGATCATAGTTGCTGAGACGAACAGCGTATGGATATGTTGTGATACCTACAGTGGTAGTGACACCAGTGACTCTATCCAATGCTTCAATTCCCGCCAGTGCTCTTGATGCACTTGTTACTGGATATGCATTATATCCTGGTCCCCATCCCTGAATCTTTGCACTCTCAAATGAACCAGCAGTTCCGACTGGATCACTTACGCTTACAACGTATGCATTATAGATTGAAGGTGCGATGACCTTTGCGCCGATGTCACTCTCATAGAAGTATGAATCATTGATTGCTGCGAGATCATTTCCACTTGTGAATTCAAACTCTACACTTCTACCACTCTCAGTTGATGCCACTCCAGGTGTATAAACATGACCAAATCCAGGACATGCAGTACAGTTGACAACTTTAACTTCAGTAAGTGAGTCTGTTGTAACATTAAGTCTGGTTGGGATGATTAATTTTTTGTTTTCAATTTCAGTACCAACACTATTCAGAATGAAGTTCTTGGGTGTAAGACCCATCAGAGTTCTGTAGTCTGAGGTATTGGTTGCCCTTTCTCTTGTGCTTACAGAATAAATTTGAGATGTTCCTTCATCTCCACCATCAATATAGTATGAAGCACCGTACTTATACAGGAACTGTGGAGTTCTGATGTCAGCAGTGTTTGCAATGTTCAGAGAATACTTCAGTCTAAAATATGAATCCTCTAAACATGGTGAACCAAGAGAGTTTTCAATGACTAAGGTATGAATAACAACCCATCTTGCTTCTCCAGGGCCTGCAGGAATATAAGCATAGAATCTAGCACCAATTGCACCATACCAACCAAACTCAATCTTATACATTGTGACTTTGTTTGGTTGAATCAAATACCCAGAAGGACCGTTACCATTCAGTGGGTCGCCATTAAACTTATCTCTGGGGATTTCAATTGTCCAATACTGAGTGTCATCAAATGGATCACCAGATACTTTTCTGACCTGATCCAGAATTGACAAACCACTTCTGGCAAGAGCGGCAGACTCAAGAGGAATTGTACTTCTACGAATGATCTTGAGTTGCCCAGCATCAATCTGGAAAACATATTGGTCGGTTGGGTTTGTGATACCCCACTCTAATGTAATACCACTAACAGGTTCTGTTGATGACTTAAGACCAAAAGTAAATCCACTAATTCTACCTGGTTGGTATCTGAATACTCTTCTTGATTGTAAGAATGAATACCTGATATCGCTTGAACTGTATCCTGGTCTCGTTGAAGTGGAGTCTACACTTGAATTAAGAACACTGTTGACCTTTGCAAAGTTAAATGTTGATCCATCAGTAGGGTCAATCAATAAACTGTCCTTAATGTCTCTCCAGGTATCAGTCCATGTATCAATCTCTGCAAAGGATGTTGAAATGCCAGCAGCATATTCTACGTCACCAGACTGAACATATACATTAGTCTTATTTAAAAACTTCTCTTTCCAACCTGCAGGATATCCAGAACCTGCACCAGTATTATAATAATCGTACAGATCGTTGCCGAGTTGAATGAATGTGAGGTATTGGTTGAACAGATCTGAATTATATCCACCAAGGTTTGCAAACTTAGGTCCAAATGGATATGAGTATGGTGGTGGGAATGCCTCTAGTCTAATCGCAGACTCTTGAACCTCTTCAGTTCTTGTTGCAAGATAGCGATTACCATAAATTTCATTTGCTCTGTTATCCCAACTACTAAAACTAATTCCACCATTGAAACTATAGAACTCAAACTCATCGGGATCTAATCCATAAGATGATACGTTTGAGAACAAACTTAACTGAGTTTCTGCACGGGGAACACCAAGGAGAGTTGTACTAACTTCACTGGTCTCTTTGAATTGCTCCTCAATCTTCCAGACATTGTTTGCTGCCTTAAGATTTCTTGTTGCTCTCTCAATTAAAATATTATTAGTATGAATGCCAGCAAAGGTAGCATTGTTTGACAGTATAATTCTAGATGGATTGACTTTAGTTACAAATGTTCCATCAGGAATATATCTACCAGAAACTTTATCAAATGGTTTGACGCCAATAATTGTAGAGATTCCTATTGAATCATCAAAGTACATTCTGTTCCTTTCGGAACCCTGATCAGCAACAGTTTTGACTTCAAGATATGGGTACTCATCTAAGTCAACAACTGTTCCACTAGTCATCAGAACAGTGGAAGCGAAACTAACAGTGCCGCCACTGGTTGTTCCTGCTCCAGTTGTTACATAAACATCAAGATCACCGCAATAAGTTGCAGTGAAAATACCAACATTAGCATGGTCTACTCTTGTGTATGGTGTGGCGGCATTCTGATCAAAAACAATAGATGTAGATCTCTTTGCCGTTGTGTCTGGAATAAAGTATTGATCAACCTCTGTAATCAGAGGAGTGCCGAATTCATCAGTTAATATTTCACCGTTTGCAATGTTATAAAGATTATCCTCATTAGAAGGAATAATGGAGACGGGTCTTTTATCGTCTCCAAGCCTTATATCTTTTCCCCCATTCATGAATCACTGCTCCTCCCATGTCAGACTTGCTGAAATTTCTGCTGCTGGACTACCTGAATTATATGTAGACTGGGTTGAACCACAGATGTAGAGACTCTCAACTTTATTAGTGAGGGGGAATGAGAGATACTCTTTATTGTAGTCAAAGTATGGGGAGAGATCATACTCTTCACCTGATGCAGGAACAAAGATACTCGCCACGATAGTTCCAGTCTTTGGAATTGGACTTCTTACTTGTGGATTAACCTTAATGGAAGACAACTGAGCAAGAGTAAACTCTGTTGTGATTCCAGAAACACCATCACCAACTGGATTTGAATTCTCTTCTCTTAAGAATGGTTCAGTCGTAGTAAGAATAATGTTATCTGCTGTTGCATTCAGAGCATAGAAGTAGTAACCATCAGTCTGAACGTCTTTGGTTCTATCTGATCCTCTGTTCTCAAGGTATCCAAGGACAGAGATTGGTCTCTGAGATGCATCGTTCTCAAAGTATCCTCTAAAGTAACCATAGGTTCCACCACCAATGTCTCTGATGTACTCTGCGTATGCTTGTCCAACATTAACAGTGAATGTTGTGCTGTTAGTTACAGTAACAGCAGTGGTTACTCCAGAGATTGGGTCAGTGGATCTTGGGTATGAGTGGTTGGTTGCGTAATTATCAAGTGAACATGTAAGTGTAATCGCACCATTTGCAATGTCAACTGTATCATTCGTTGACATTCCGTGAGCAGTGCTAGTTACAATGGTCAGAACTCCAGTTCCGCCATCATAATCAGTTCCAGTCGTTGCAGTCAGTGCTGCACCTGCTGCTGCTCCACTCTGAACTGTGATTGCACCAGCAGTTCCAGAAACAAAATTATGATTACCAGTGTAGATAACCAGTGGCAGATCAACCTGAGTTGGTTTGCCTCTCTTACCGATATTAACTGAAGAGTTCAGTGTCAGTGCAGAAAGAGTTGGTTCTACAATGACTGAAGTTGTCTGGAAGATAGGTGACTTCAAAAGGTCAACCTTAACAACCCCAGTAGAACCAGTTGAGAGTCTAGTTGGATATACCTGAGTTCTATTTCTTACGTTTCTACCAGTGCTGCTCTGGATAAAGTCTCTACACTTGATACCAACCAGAGGAGTTACACGGTTTGGAATGATATTGATGGTTGAAAGTGAAGATGAATTCAGAGGAGCATTGAGATGCAGTCTATTGTTTGATGGATTGACATAGGTGATCTCAATGTTTTGATCAAGTGGATCAGATGTGATGACCTTTGCACCAACATAGTATGATGATGTCAGCCCAGAAGTTGCACCTGCAGTGATGTATGGATCTGAAGAATCAGTTGCATTAGTGAGTGCTGCTTCAGTTGTTCCCGATCCAACTGTATAAGTTCTCTTAAGACCATACACATCTGTATTGGTTGGTGAACCATAACTAAACAGTTTTACCGTACCACGGTCACCACCATCAATGTAGTATGAAGCACCATACTTAACAATGTGCTCAGAGGATGAACCATAAGAGAATGATGTTGCTGCTCTCAGAGCATTCGCATAACCATTTCTATTTGCTCCACCTCCACCATAGACCATGTAGGTGATAGGAAGAGTCGCATTGCCCAGTGAGGAGACCTTCAACTGGTTTGATGCCCTCAGGTGGTGTACACGTACCCAACGTGCCTCACCGTTGCTTACAGGGACGTATGCGAGGAACAGAGCACCAACAGCACCATACCATGAGAACTCAACTTTGTACATGGTAACCTTGGTCAGGTCAATGTCCCAGATACTGGTATCAGTTAATTGTTCTCCAGTATCAGCATCGGTTACAACTTGTCCTGCTCTCTTATCTGATACTGCATCACTGTAAAGTAAGTCATCCGTTTCACCATCTAATCGGTCACCACTAAATCTAGATCTTGGGATACGATATTCGTAAACACCCCAATAGTTAATGTCAACGTTCTGATTAACCCACTTCTTATAATATGTGTTGACTGCATCAATCTGGGCCTTGAGTGTTGCTGTATCTGCAACCGATAATGACGTATCAATATAACCTTCATTGTTATTATCTGCATCGGTATACATGTAAGGGAACATGCCCGTTGCCTTTACAGTTGTATACTTAGTTCTACCTGCTGCAATCAGAGTACCATTTGTTGGTTGTACAAATGGAACAGGAGTTACCAGAACGTGTGATGAAATACCAGTGAACACTTGGTTGGTAAGTCCAGTTACTGCAGTTCCACCAAGGTCTTCTAAAGTAACCGTACTGATTCCTGTACTTGAGTTGACCGTTACTGATCCAACTCTATAGATCTTGTCATCGGTGAATCCACCATGTGCAGAGGATGCAGTTCCCTTTGAGTAGGAAACATATTGATCGGTTGAAAGACCAACTACATGTCCACCACTATGATAGAAAGTAGGAACAGTTGAAACACCAACGTTAACTGTGAATGAAGTTGCCGAGTCAACCTTTACAATATTGTATCCTGTAGTTCTGTTTGGATATGTCTTTGGATTGACTGGATCCAAGTAGCAAGTCATTCCGATTCCAGTCAGAGTGACAAACTTACCATTCTTGAATCCATGTTCATCACTGGTGGTGACGACCATCAAACCAGTGTTAATGTTATAAACAGCGTTAGTGACACTCTTCGCCAATCCTGCCATGGAAATTGTATTTCCATTAAAGATTGAAGTGATTCCTACCTTGTGCTCTGGTTGTAACAGTGATGGATCATAGACACCAGCATGTGTCATCATCAAGTTATCTCTTACGATAACAAGATCACCAAGTTCTGCATTAGTGTATCCAGTTGGGACTGAAGTTGCACCAGCACCAACAGATTCGGATGCTCTTGGATCAAGTGGATCGTAAGGATTTGTTACGCCATAGTCGGCAGTCTGCTCAGAAGCACCAGTTCCAAAATCTACTGGATTTCTGAAGGTAATAGACTGTGTTCTTCTTACTACTGAAAAGTTATCTGCTTCTCCGTTATTTCTTGATTCCCAATAATAACCATCGTAGTTATCAAAGATACCGTACTTACGAATCGCAGGGTTCTGGACACTGGATCCATCTGCACCAATCAGAGTTGTCTTAACGCCAAAGGTAGCGGAAGAAACACGACCAGGTTGATATCTGAAGAATCTCTTTGAAGTCAGGATTGCAGTCTTATCTGCAGGAGCTTCAAGAAGAGCACCAGATTCTTCGGGTACATGAGTGAGACCCCAACCCATTGTCTGAGCAACACCAACATAGTTGCCATCATTACCAACAGTGGCAAACTGTTCTGGTGTCGCTGTCCATTCAGTTGGGTTTACATCATAAGTGTTAACGTCAGCGAAGATACCAAGAGCAACCTCCGATCTGGGAATACCCAGAAGGGAGAGTGCAACTTCGGACTGGACTTTATTCTGTTCAGCAACTGGAATAGTTGACTGGTCACTTGCAATAACAACAGGGATTGACTTTTCAGACTTTTGTTGACCAGGAGGAACAGGAGCAGTTCTACCTACAACAACAACTGCTGAATTATTATTTACGTTAGTATTGTCTGGCATTTAGATGACTCCGACTCTTCCTTTGGCGATTGTAAATGTTCTCCTTATAGATATATATCCACTCTGGTTACCATCAATTACAGAAGTTGTTGTAAATCCAGTCAGTGCGAGTTCAACAGAGGTGATACCAACAGTTGTCTTAGACTGAACAGTGAGACTGTACTGCGAAAGACTTGGAGATACTGAGTGGTTGACAAGTTTCACAACGTCACCAGTGGAGATTCCACTTGCTTGTGTATAGTCATCAAGTGTAACCGTGTAAGTAGTTGCACCTGCACCGATTGTGTTCCAAACACCTGTTCCGATTCCAATGTAAGTTGAGAATCCAGAAGGTTGCTGTAAGAATTCTTGTGCAACGATATCGTATCCAAGAGCACTGCTGAGACCCAGAGTACTGGTGTTTGCAAGTGGCATTGAGAGTTGAATGTATCCATTCTGTCTGCCAAATGTTCCAGTGTCTGGAGTTGTGATGTTGAAACTCAGGAATGGAGTACCAAGAGTTTCGTTTGTGGTTCCCTGACCAACGATGGTTCCGATTCCAGCAGAAGTAATGGAGACTTTTCCGCTGCTGATATCCTTGGCATCACCATCCACAATGTACTGAAGAACAGGACCGAAGAAGTCAGCAGTTCTATCAATCGTGATATTGACTGAGTTGTAGTCGCTGTCATAGATGTCTGGTGATGGGATGTACTCATCGGATGGACCAAGAATGATGTTGTTGGTGGTTGTGATCTTACCAGTTGCGTAAGTCCTCAAACCAGTTCCACAATTGCGGATGATGTTACCGCCAGTGGAGACAATAGAAGTAACAGAGAGGTCAACAGGACCAGGATAATTCTCAAACAGAGAATCATTGATTCTCAGAACTTCAGATTCTTGTGCTTGGATTGGTTCAAATGGATATCTATCAGTCAGTGATCCATCAACAAACGATGAGTTCTCAACTGAAACTCTGTTTGAATCATAGATGTAGAGACCGTGTGCGGGACTGTTGCGGATCTCAAGATCTTTAAAGAGTGAAGAAGAAATACCCCTGAAGTAAACCAGATAGTTATCTAATTCTCCATCAAAGAGAATGTTGTTGCCATTATTTCCATCAATCGTGATGTCCTTGATGGTTACATCCGATGCATTTGTGGTTCCAATTCCAACAAAGTTTCCATCAAAGTCAAGGCTGTTTCCGCCACCATCTGTTTCATCATTTGCAAAGTACTGCTGCTTGATGATAGTATTCTTTCCGTTTCCACTAAGAGTAAATCCAGTTGGAATAATAATCTTATTGGCAAGATAGGTTCCACTTGGCATATCAAGATAGTTACCACCAGATGCTACAGTGTCATCAATCGCTGCACTGATTGCATAAGTGTTATCATGGACAACGGTTACTGCATCGGTAGTTCCAAATCCAGTTGCATTGTTAAAGTTATATGCACCGTTGACAGTGATTGTGCTTGCACCGATAGAAACGATTTCATCTAATGCCCAACCTCTTCTCTGTCCAGTGGTTGCAATGTTGGGGAAGTGAATCTGATCCGAATCATATTCATTCTTCGTACCCTTGGTTGACCAGGTGGTTTTCTCATAAACACCGTAGTCTTTCCAGAGAATACCAGCAGTTGCATTGGTCAGTTCCTTAGGACCAAGGATACCAACTAACTTCGCATCATTAATATTAGTTGTTCCTGCACCAACACTCTCTTGTCTGTAAACAAGAATACCATGATTGGTATCAGTTCTTGCAAGAGTCAGAGTGATGTGATCAAGATCATTGAAGTTCTCAATGGATGTCATTCCAATTCCAGAGGTTGGAGAAATCTGGGAAGAAACACCGACCTTACCATTTCTGTAATTGTATTGTGCAATCCAGTAGCGATAGGTTGAAACGGTAGCAGAAGTACCAACCTGTGCGAAACTAGAAGAACCAACAACAGGACCAGATACGGTAACCGAATCAGAGGTGCTGGTTACACCGAAGAGTTTAACCTTCTCTCCTACGTTGAACTTAGCAGTAGCGATACCACTAACTACCAGTTTACCACCTACAGTGCTACCAGTTCCGACATAAACTGTTGGGTCATTGCTGATATTGTAACTTCTTAACTTGAATGCATTAAGTTCATGTGCGTCAACTAACTCATATCCATTACCAGCACTGTTGACTTTCAGAACACGATCCCTCTTGAAGGTCGTCTCTTCTGTTGAAGTGTTAGGAAGATCAGATAACTTGAAGTTTTCGTAAACATTTGCACGGATCGTTCCGTTAACATCCAATTCATAAGAAGGGGTTGCAGTCTTGATACCAACAAACTCACTAGACTGATTAACAATCAGTGATGGGTTTGCATCAGGACCAATCTGGAAGAATGGATTGACAGTGTTGTTACCCTTGAGGAGTAACTTGATTGCGTTGATTCCATCTTCAGCATCAGTAGAAGTAATCTTATTGGTAAAGTTTACTGGTCCTCTGAATTCTGATGGAAGGTTTCTGTTTGCACCACCACCAACACGGAGAGTGTTACGAACATAAACATCGTCAAAGGTTGCAGTGAGATCTGATCCAGTCTCACCCAGGAACAGTTCTCTTGCAGTTGCTCTCTCGCCAGTGAAGAAGTCACCACGATCATTCATACCAGAGAAGAATACGATACCGCCTTTCTCTTCCTTAGAAACTGAGAGAAGTTCCTCTTCCTGAGTCAGAGTTCTTTGAATTCTCTGAGGGAGTGCAGTGGAGTAGTTACCAGGACCATAACCAACGTATTCAAAGGTGTGACCCGAAGCACGGATGCTGGAGAATCTACGAACCTCAGAAGGAATGACCTTAATGTTCTTGACAACAGATCCATTATCGTGTGGTTTTGCAATTGTACCAAGTGTACCTCTGATTACGGTGAGGTTTGAATCACTTGCAACTGCAGAAACTCTGATGACTTCATCATCAACTTGGAGGAATGAACCTGTTGAGAATCCAACAGTGCTAGTAACCTGTAGGGTAGTTGCCGTTGTGCTGATACCAGCGGACATTGTGGTGCTGATACCAGCGTTCATGCTCAGCAGACTTCCACCGATCTTCTCACTTTGGAGAGAAGTGTCTTCACCAAATGCACCAATACCATACTTATAAACTTCTGCAGATCCGATTGCAGTTGTGGTGATACCAACAGTTGGTTTGATGGTGAAACTAAACTGACTGACTTTTTCCTTAACGATGAAGTCAGCATTGTAAGTATCAGCAGCAGATCCAGTAACTCCAGTGATCTTGATTCTGTTACCAACCGAAAGACCATGGGCCTTGGTAGTGGTGACAGTTACGATTCCCGCAAGAGTTGTTACTGCAACACCAGTAACTGTACTAATTGGAAGTGCTTCATCAACAACGTAGAATATACCACTTGAAGTCGTATAGATTCCAGGGTTTGTTCCTGCGGTGTAGGTTACAGACTTGGAACTTGGAACGTCAGTGATCTTATACAGTCCGTTGTAACCACTGTTGTTGCGGTTCTGGGTTGTACCAATACCAACAACCTGAATGACATCACCGATGTTATCGTTGATTGAATTGATGCGGAGAACACCACCAGTACCAGTTGGAACACTCAGGGTATTACCGACACCGTATGCACCACCGCCATCTACAATCTGAACTGCGGTAATCGTTCCTGCAGCACTGACAGTAACGTTTGCGGTTGCACCAGATCCATCACCACCAGAAAGTGAGAGGTTGTAGAGAGTGGTTACAATACCAGCACCATAACCTGTTCCTGCTTCAGAGATTCCAAGACCAGTGATAGTGTTGAGGTTATGGTCTAAAGCACTATATACGGTGGAAACACCAGAAGTACTTGAGATTGCACCAGTGACTGCAAAACCAATTCTGTTATCATCAAGATAGTTGATAGCAAATTCTTTGGTGATGCTGTTCAGTGGATCATTGACAACAACCTTACCGAGCAGTTTGTCAGAAGCAGCGGACACTGCCTGCTCTGGGTCATTAACTGGGTTGTCAATGTCAACAGTTGGGTAGAGGTAGTTCAGGTTCTGCTTGAACTTGAGGCTTGAGAACTCAGAAACTGTTGGTGAGATGTTTCCGATCAAGCAGGTCAAATAGTAGATACCATCTTGAATACCCGAAACATATTCTTGAACTGTTTCTACTTCTTGGATTGTATATGTTGTGTCGTACTCGTTTCTCTCAAATACAGGAAGTCCAGAACCTCTGGTTGAAACATTATCGGTGAATGCTCCACCGTCATTTGCATTTGTATAAGTGAATGTCTTTGTATCACTTACTGAAGTTACATAGTAGTAACCATTAAAACCTGCTTCATCAGCACCAGTGGTGTTGGTGGAACTCTTAACATTCTTGATGTGAACTCTGTCATTGACACTCAGACCATGTGGTCTCTCTGAAGTAACAGTGACAGTTGAACCAGAAGTTGAGATGCCAGCAATGACACGAGGATTACGGTTAGAGTTTACATCAATAATTGTTGACTCTTCTGAAACCGTCTTGGATTCTTGAAGTACAAAGTTCTTTGAAGGTGCCTTTGCATTTGAGAATTCCTTAGGAACAACATAACGTAACTTATAGATTCTGCTGTTCAGGTCACGATTCTCAGAGAGTCTTCTAACATAAGTTGAGGAGTTATTGCTTGCAATCTCTGTTGAGAAACCAACAAATCCATTGTAGATTGTATTAGTTGCAGTGGTAGAAGAACTCAGTACGTACCAGTTGTTTTGTGCAGAATCATACTGAACAGGGTGTCCAAGTTCACCAGGAATCTTATCGGTAACTCTGCTGACCAGAGTTAGGATGCCGCCATTGGTGTTCTTGATATCAACAACCGTGCCATTGTTAGCATTGTTCAGTGACTTTGCCAGTCTGATTTCAGTTGCAGAACTTGAAACAACATAGTACAGTTGGTTGTTCTCCAGTCCACCAGGAACAACACCGTTGTCACTATAGAGTCTTACTGATTCACCAGTGAAGAAGTTATGAGCGGAGTCTAAAGTTAAGGTATCACTTGAAGCATCAATTGATGATACAGTAAATGACTTTTTCGTTGAAGGACCATCACCAGATGGAACCTGCATCAGAATTGGTGCAGAGTATTGGGTATTCGTACCACCAATGTTGGCGTCAAGATAGAGAAGTTCGCTATTTCTTGAACCAACTCTGAAACCGTTAGTGATGTTTGATGGTGGGTTATCAAAGTCAGTCTCACCGAGGAGATAAAGTCTTGAAGTAGTAGCGGCACTTACAGTTGTAGTTGGATCTAAAGTTCTCCACAGAACGTTGAACTCTGCTTCCTGAGTATCCTTTGGGGGAACAATGTGAGTGACGTAACCAGTATCATCACGATCAAAGGATTGCTTTCTGAATCCCTTAGAGATCAGTGACTTGTTACCAAAGTTTGAGTTGGAGTTTGTGATAGATTGGTCTGCTCCATCTTCTGCCAGGAAGTGGTTGGAGAAACCAATTGCGAAAACTGAAACTGCCTGAATAACAGCATCATTTGATGCCTTGACATGGAAGTTCTCATAACCAGTCTTATAGACGGCATCCTGGTTGATGTAGAGTGGTTTCAGAGTACCAGTAGGAGCGGTATCATTAGTATCATAAAGACCAGTTGTGTCATTGTAGATCACAAATGCATTGGTGTCCTTCTGAAGACCGATACCAGTGAACTGTGCGACAACCATGGACTTGAATCCAGTTGCCTTAGCACCGTCAGCATGTAATCCACACATGCCGTAGGTGGATCTCAGTGAGCAGTTGAAGATGTATGGTGAAGCACCTGTTACGTTGTCTGCTTCAATGACAACTTTCTCGTTACCACCAATCGTAATGACGCTATCAACTGGTGTATCAAGCAGAGTGTAGGTGAACTTGGTAGCACTGGAGATACCAGAGACCTTGTAACTTCCGTTGTAGAGATCAGATCCAACTCCAGTTACACGGAATGAATCATCAACGTTGAGGTTATGTGCAACATCGGTTACGATACTTGCAACAAGTCCCGATGAGGAAAGTTCAGTAACACCAAAGTCATTCGCAGAAAGATCACCAACGATCTTGAACTCAGGGCTGTTGGGTTCAAAGTCAGTTACAGTTGGGTAATCTGTAATCTCTCTGTTGCCAGTATCATCACCATAAGCATTCATCAACTTGAAGTAATACATATCAAGGTCAGTCAGACCTGTCAATGCCTTCTGGTTGACACCATCTGCATACTCAAAGCAAGTCAGTTTGTGGTGAGAGAAACTTGGGTTTGCTTTTTGTGCGAAGTTTTTGTTATAGAATACTGATCTATCAGCATCAAACATGGAGAATTGCCAGAAGTAGCAACCACCAGTTACACGGAACAATGCCGATCTGTCAATAGATGCATTGGTTGGATCAGGAACATACAGAGGTCTGACCTTTGTCTTTCTCAGATCAAGACCAACAAGTGAGGTTCCCTTTGGAACAATGACACCACCATCAACAGAGTTGAACTTATAGAGAACGTTTGATGCGTTATCTAAGTCAAAGATGGTATTGTTTGTTAACTCAAGGTCTGGAGATGCTACTGAATTCTCATTGACATCAAAATACTGTGGAGAACCACCATTATTTTTGATGTAATATCCAGGTCTATTATCAATTAAGTGTGTTCCAGGATACAATAGGATGGTTGTCCTATCAAATCTGTCGTTATTTGCTCCACTCTGATAGGCAAATCTCGCTGCCTCTATCAGTGCTCTCTGGATTGTTCTGAATGGTCTTGTTAAGGAGTTTCCCTTATTATCAAAACTATCAGTTGCGTCTAAATCTGATGGATTTACATAAAGAATATTACCATCTGTGTTAATTAGAAAATTTTCTAACCTGGAAAGAGGCATTGTATCAGCACACTAATTTTTCTTCTGCTTTATTTATGAACAACAAAACTATGTAAAAAAAGTACATACAAGAAGACCCCCCAAATGGGAGGTCAACCTGCACACGGAAGGTTTTGGTTCGGCAGTATCGCCAAAACTATTATACACTATTTTAATAACTTTGTCCAGAAGCATATCTCTCTCTCTCTCTTTAGTTAAGCTGGAGACAGGATTTGAACCTGCGGTGTCCTTTCGGAGCGGCATTACAAGTGCCGTGCGTTCGACCTCTACGCTAACTCCAGCAAATTAATCAGCAGGTAACAGTTCTGGGTTCTCCAGATCCAATTCAAACATAAGAGGATGACACTCTTCATCAATCAAATAGAACGATGCGTAGTATAAATCTTCTGGTTCAAATCTTCTTTCGTTATCTGCGACTTGTAGAACTTCCTTATCGTAATATAAACTTTCAGGAACTTCATCAAAAGTAAATGGAACTTGCTGGATGAAATACATGAGAACCAACATTGATTCCTTATTGTACCAAACATATTTGGTGTCAATACGGTATTTCATTCCTGTTCCGTACTTTTGTTTATTTAGGAATTGGTTAAGAACTCCTAATAGGCGTGGTCGGATTCGAACCGACACTGGATCGATTTTAAGTCGATTTTCTCTGCCTGTTGGAATACACGCCCAAAAAACCTATTCAGGTTTATAAGTAGATGGATTCATCCTACAGTATTCATTGAAAGTAATCTTCATCTCCTTCCAAGTCAGTCCACAATTTTCTGCTGCTTTTGGAACATTCCACTTTGCTGCGAACAGCATTTGCATAGATTCCCTTGTTTCTGGACGCATGTGAATAGTACTTTAAGATTTCTTGGTAGTGCTTGTAAGAATACTCAATCATTTCAATCAATCAATCAACATGACATCACCACGAAGTTCGGCAAGTTTGATCTCAGCAAGAGTCTGAACACAAGTCCAGTATGCTTGACCACTGATGCAATTTTCATCGCAAAAGTACTCTGCCATGTCTTCTTGCAATTCACGAAGAGGAATCAGATCTTCTCGGTTGATTCGCATGGTGTCGTCGTTTGATTACCTGCATATTATAACAGGTCCGAGTCCTGGTGTCAAGCGTCAGTCAAAATAGGACTTGTTGGAGGGGTCACTCACAAAGTCCTTGAGTTGCTCCAATGCGTCTGCTCTCTCCTGGGTCTTTACCTTTGCGTAGTTGTACGCATGTCTCCTTGTATACTGTTCTTTGAGTTCAGTTTTTAAGATACCTACTCTGAATGTAGTCAGTCCAACTCGTTCTGCTCTTAACGCTGCCAATTCTCCTGTAAGGACATCTAACTCAGCACTCAATGCCGAACAGGTTTTACCAGGACAGGTAGCGATACCACTGGCATTTGCATCAACAGTGAAGATTGAATTACCAACACCACTTAGTGTTACAATTTGAGTATCAACTCCAACACCATAATATGTTGATGCAGTTGCAGTATCAGATCCGATTCCCGTTGTAAGATTTGCTGTCCCTAAGTTGTCAGTTGCATATGGATTGGTTCCTGTGAAGGTTGGATCTTCCGAATCTTGTCTTGGTGCCTGTACTCTTTCGTAGTATGAAGTAGTACCGAGAGCAATTGCAGTTCCACCAGCACCAGCAACTGTAGTTGCACATCCACAATAGATGATTTCGTCAGACTTTACGTCAATCTCATACATCTTTTGATTGATTGCAACCGTCAACTCAGCAATCTTCTGGTCATACTTTGCCGCAGGAACAATCAAATCATCAATCTTATCCTGAATCGGGGTGACTAATGTTGGAAGATCTCTAATTTGTTGTGCTTGTATATCATATTCTTCACTTACAAACTTTATAATATTCTCTTTAGACATTATTTTGTACCTCCGATCTCAGTTCCTTCGTACTCTGGTACTAATTTATTAACATCCTTTCTCTCTGCAAACACAGTGTAATGATAATTGAACTGTGTTTCTCCCTGAACTATGACTCCACCACCTACTTTGATTTGATTATCTTTAATATATTCTACATAAAGGTTTTGGTTTTGTCCAATAGGAGTTAGATTTACTGTGATTGTATCTTCATGAACTAAATCTTTCCAGTAGTCAGGAAGAGTAATCGTATTGGTTTTGGATTTACCACGGAAGTAAACTCCAATCTCTGGGCCCTCAATGCAAGCATGTCTTAATCTGTATCCAGTTTTAGATGGATGTAAGATATCAAATTGCTTGAATGGTGCAGCAACTGATGAAAATGTTGCTAGTCCAGTAACAGTAAGTGTTCCATTAACAAATGTTGATCCATTGATTGTTGTTACACCATTGATTGTTGCTGCACCATTAAAAATACTGGCGGCATTGACAGTATTCACTCCATTGGTAGTCTGTGTTCCATTAAATATGGATGCACCATTGCAGGTATAAAGTCCTAACTGGTTGGTATTTCCAACAAAATTAGATACACCAGTGACTTCTAATGAGAAAGGTAATGCACCAATACCAGGAATTGCAGCAGGTGGACTAATAGTAACTCCTGCTCTGACTGTTCCGATCTGAGTTGATGCACCAAAAATACTAACTCCAGGATTGGTCAGTAACCCAGCACTTGTGTACCCAGCAAAAGTGAATACGGATGCATCAAAAGCACCAATAGCAAGTTTCGCTGCCTGAAGATATGATAATCTCATACCACTACCTCTTGAAAAATGCTCTTGCTTTATTTAAAACATTAAACACTGTATCAAATATAGTTGGACCAAGAATAGAATCAACTCCTGTTGCAGTTTGAACTGGTGCTGCTTCGGAGTATAAAGATAGATTACCACCCGATAAAAGCATATCCAAAGTAGCACTGGCAGTAAACATTGTGCTATCAACTATAAATTCTGGTGTTCTCATGTATACAATTTTATTAGATTGTATAGAAACACCACCATCAGCAGATGTGGAATTGATTAAAACATTACGACCTTCAAGAATTAAATCTCCGGCCTCTGCGGTGATTTTAATTTTTCCCTGATCTGCACTGATTACAATAGAAATTTCTTTGTCATTGGAATCTTCACCAGAGCGAATTTCCATTGACTTGTTGGAAACTACTTTGGCGACACCACTCTTATAGAAATGAATTCCCTGAAGATTGTCAGTTGATACACAATAATCAGTTTCACCATGACCAATTGTCTTACTACCAGAAGTCACTTCAAATCCAGGGTGTGCTTCTCTATAGTAATCTGGACTGAAAGATTTCAGTTCATTTTGTATTAATTTTTTTACTTCTTCTTCTGTCATATACAATCAATAACACTTGTAATACCAACCAGAGTTCTTCTCGTACCAGAGGCAAGATTGTCCTTATTGGACAGTGGTTTGTATGCCATAATTGGTATCAAGGATGCTCCTCGTCCAGTGTCTGTATTTATGGTGATCTCTGGATAGTCATCAAACTCAAAGTTAAATCCACTTGGAACTTGAATCTTAATAATTGATCCATTTGGAGTAGTCAATAATGGGAATTGAACATCATTACCATTGATAGATGCAGTATCATTGTCACTATTATACCCGACCCCTGGTGCTTGAATGAATATATCATCTACAGTTCCTCTGACATTCTCATCAACAGATCCCTGAGTAGAACCAGCACAGTATCCAAATCCTGGATCAATGACTGCTACTTTATCAATAGATCCATCCTTCAATATCAATTTGACTCTTGCACCAGTTCCATGTCCAGTGTTATCAATAACTGCGACTGATGTATCATTATCATATCCAGTTCCACCATTAACAATTTGTACCGAGAATATAGTTCCAAATTTAGAAACAATTGGTATCAATGATGCACCAGAACCATTACCAATGACTTCTATTTCTGGTGGAATACATTTATTATATGTGTATCCAAGTGGCATTGGGATTATTTCACTCTGACTTGTTGGGTTATTGATCTTCTGATTACATGCATCAAAGACTGTATTATCAGTACCGAATAAAGTTGACGTTGCAACCGCACTTTCAATAGATCCAAGTCCTTTATTAAGTTCCTCTGAAGAACTTCCTCCAGTTAAACCATCAACAGTAGTTAAGATACTATCAACTCTCATACCATTGTATTCTGGTATATTATTTTCTTCATCTGTGCCAAAGAAATTATCAATATCGTCTTCTATTGTCTGCCCAAACTGTGCAAGATCATTTGCAATATTATCAAAGACATCAACCTGATCTAGTTGCTTTTGCCAATCTGTAGCAGCAGTCTGAAGTGCAGCATTAGTTGATGAGATCCACTTACTTGGGGTGCTACACTTAAGGCCATCACATCCAATAAAACTATAGATTGCAGTTGCAACGCTGCTTACTTGTCTTAATATATCTCTTACCTCTCCTATTCCACCCATCAACCATTCAAGTCCAGATAAGACAGGTGCTAATGCTTCTTCTAATAAATTAAATACCTTTGCAAAAATTGCAGACACAAACTGTTCCGCTGCACAGACTGGTCCGTTAATGATATTTCCAATTAAAGTTTCAAATAGATGAGTTAAGAACCCAATAATGTCTTGAATTAATTTTTCAAAGATACAAAATATCGTTGCCAGGGTTTGCATGAACCCCTTTTGTGCTGCAGGATCTGTTAAGTATGATGCTGGATTTTTTAAATTTGCAGTTCCCAACCATGTACTAAAAGTTACAGTTAGTTTTCCAATCAATCCATCTCTAATATTATTGATCACACTCTTGACCACAGATTGTGTTGTGCTTACAATCTTTTTGATCTTTGCTGGCATGTTTACCACTTTATTGAGAAGTGGATCTACGAATGCACCAGCAGCAAAGTCTAGAGTATTTGTAAATGCAATGAAGTCTGTAAGTATTTGAGTTAGTTTTCCAATTGCATCATCGCCACAATTACTTGGAATTATTTCAGTCTTAGTTGATTTTCTTTCAATTCCATCTTGTGCTGGACTTCCAGTTCCTCTTGGGTAACATACTGATGCTTCTGTTTTATTTGAACCAGGAGGAAGTGGATCTACTTTACCTTGATTTCCTTGATCAATTGGTTGGGTAGTAAGTTTTTTTATATTTGTTGGTTTACTTCCTCTATTACCTGTGAATGGTTGGAATCTAGAACTCTTCTCTTGCTTAAGTTCTTCATTAGTGAAACTATTTTCTACTTTTTCGTTACGATGAAGTAGACCCATGATGACAGGTTGTTGTGCCTCTTCTCCATCCATGAAGAATCCAACACAAGTTTCACCACCCTGAAGTGAAAGTACTTGCCCCTGACCACCTTGACCACTTCCACTTATGGGATCCATCATCACATCTGCCCAAGGAAGATCTTCCTCCTTGAGCGTATTATCAAATGGATGATAGCCAATAATTCTAACTTTACATCTCTGACCTTTTTCGCCAGATTGATCCATTACGGTGTTGATTGCTTTCCAGTAATCTGGATGTGCAACTCTTCCTATCCACCATACGAATCCATCTCTACCGAGAAGGTTAGATTTAAGTAAAGATTCTTCAATCATCAGTCGTCATATACTAAACATTCTGGTGCTTCTGGATTTGCATCACAATAAAGTTCTAATGCTGTAGGATCATGAGAATCTTCTGGATGATGCTCTTTGTATGATTCTAATGCCTTCAACTCTTCTTGAGTATGACGACGCATCTGTGGTGAGATTGTAGAGTCGTCTAAAATTTCTTTGTCTTTCTCAATGTGCTTGTCAATGTTTTCCATGTTTCTCCTTATTGATTTGGTCCGTAAAGTCCATAGGAATCTCTCATCAGTTTGAGAGATGTTGTGTTTTGTTGAGCGGAAAAATGATGTCTCAACTCCCTTATAACATAATTGCCACTTGTTTCTGAATCAACTTCTCTTGTTTTTCCAGAATTCATTTCGGGAAATTCACAATAGATTATATCTCCTACTTTTAGATTTATGTTACATGGTATAAGAATATTTAGTGCCTGTGTGAACAGCAAATTATATCTAGAGTATGCTTTTGCCTGATCTGAAATATCTCTTCCCGACTGTGCAGTTCCGCCAGCAGGTGCCAATATACCATGATCAGAAGTTCTAACCATAATTCTGGAAAATGATTTTCCTAGTCCCTCAGATACAGCAATACTTTCTTGGTTGCCAAGTTGAGAAGCATTTTTAATTTCATCTTGAAGATAGTAGTTATAGATTGAGAATGTATGATTCTCTCTATTATAGAAGTATGTTTTGTTGGCATACATTCCAACACGTAATGCTTTTCTCAGGTCAATATTTTTCTCAAAGAAGTAATTCAAAATTGAGAAATTGTTTTCAATGTTTCCCGCTTCAATTACCTTACCATTATACTTGTAACTATACTTACTTTCTGTCTTTGTTACAATTTTGTCAATACTTCTAAAGTTGAATCCATCCTTGTTCTCATAGAACAAGAATCCTGCAGTTCCTTTCGCAAGGCCTTGTTCTGTTTTATCTGCGCCATCAGTTCCAGTTTTCTTTGTGGCAGTAGATATAGACTTTGGTCCTAACCATTGCAAAACATGCAAAGGTTTCTTCATGTTACCAATGAAACTAAAAGTATTTGATGTTTCTTCTATGTTCTCAGACTTGAAGTTGGTCGTCTTTAAATCCTCTTTCAGGATCTTTGTTACAGTTTGATTTACTTTTCCCGAATATTTGGTGGCACATCTTGCAGTCTCATTTGTGAGAAACTCTCTAGATACCAAATGCAAGGTAAAGTTCTCTGCTGTTTTCTCTGCTTCAAGTCCACTCACTTTGTAGACATACATCTGGTCAACAGCAAATTCTCCTGATGCAGTCTCTGCTTCTAGGAATAATCTTTCGCCTCCACGAATAGGAAGTCCATTAAACAATCCATATGCATTTGTGATTTGCATTGTCATTGTCACACATGGTTCCAGAATATCTTCAAAATAATCTACCGACAATACAGCATTAGAAATATCAAATGCATTGCCCCCATCAAGAGATTGTAAGACAACCGATCTATATTGTAAACCCGATACTGCTTCTGCCATTACGTTGAAGAAAGTTTAGTTAATAGGAGAGTATTCCACAAACTATTTAATAGGACAACTTCAGGTATTGATGCTACAGCAACACCTCCACCACCTCCACCCATTGGGATTGGGATTGGGATTTGTTGTGGTATTACTTGTGGTCCTCCACCTTGTCCTTGTGTGATAATTACTGTTTGCTGTCTTCCTGATGATTGTGACGCTGGTACTCGTGCTTGTGCTTGTGCTTGTGCTTCTGGTGGTTGTACTTTTGTTCTTACTGCAGATTCTGTTTTTTCTCCTGGTTTAGATTTGGCAGTAAAGAATGGATCGCTGAATTTATATGCACTAAGAGGATCAAAGCGACCTGTTATTTGCGCTCCATTCCATCCAGTCCCAGTTTCCCAATGTAGGTGTGGACCAGATGTTCTTCCAGTCATTCCAACTTTTCCAATAATATCTCCCTTCTTGACTGGACCACCTCGTTTATACCCTTCTTGCATATGACCATAAAGATGATGAATACCTTTGTCATCCCTAAAGACTAAGAAATTTCCCCATCCGCTTTCATAATCAGAGTCTACAACTTCACCATCGGAAATAGCACGAAGAGGAGTTCCTTGTGCTGCTGCAATATCTTCTCCTTTATGCATTCTATCTCCACGCATTTGCCCATAAGATCCCTTAGGAGTTAAGGTTATCCCAGTATCAGGATCGGTATACTCGTATCCACCACCTTCTTTTGGTGCTCCATATAATGAGTGCTGAAGATTGAAACTGGGACTATAAGTTAAAGGTCCTTCTTTTTTATCGGATGTTCTTCCTTGAGCAAAAGTCAAAAGACCATCAACCGCCTCACCAAATGTTTTGAGTAAAGAAGAAAATTCTTTTTCGTTCTTTATATCTCTTTTTTCATTTTCTTTGATTTGATCTATTTTTTTGTCAGCACCTGTGAGTTTATCTGCAACACCACTCAATAAACTTGATCCTGCTATTCCACCAATAAGTGCAGAAGCACCAACTGCCAATGCATAGACTACTCTAGAACCAGGAACAGGAGTAACTATGAGTGGGGATAGTGCAGCTGCAGTTCCCTTTGCAGCAGCGATCCCTGCTGCAGCACCTGCCCACCCACCAACTCCTCCAGCAACTGCCCCACTAATTGCTTGAGTTTGTGTCTGCCCTTCCGATAATCTACTTCCATAATCATATGCAGCAAGACCAGCACTTAATAGTCCACCTCTAAGTCCAATCCCTCCAGGTTTTCCTCTGGGGACATTTGTGCCACCACCAACTTGTGGTTTACCACCTCCAAATCCTGGAAGTTTAAATCCTTGCCCCTTTAATGCTCCTTGTGCATTAAATCCACCCTTTGTGAAAAGTCCAGATGCACCAATATGACCTCTTCTGAAAAGTCTAAGGCGATCACCTAAATTTGATTTACCAGAAATATACCTAGAGAAAGAATCATTAAGTCTACTCAGACTCTTAGGATTTAATTTTGGTATTTTTATCCCACCACCGTTGGTTGACTTTGGTTTGGGTTTACCTTTCGGTGGTTTTGCTCTCCTAATGAATGGGATATCTGGTCCACCAAGACTAGGAAGAAACATGCCTGGGATCCCACCAAGCAATCCAAGTAGTCCGCCAAGACCACCGCCTCCTCCTCTGTCCATCTCAAGAACTAGTTTTTCTAGTTTCTTGATTTCTTTCTTTGATGGAATCTTTATCTTCTCTAGATCTTTTGTACTAGAGTCTATCCATTTGATAAATTTCTTGTACTCGGACTTCTTATCAAAGTCTAGCGCCTTAACCATTCTGGTTTGAGGCGAAGCTACAATATTATTTGCTGAATTTTTGAGTGGAGACTTTATGAGAGTAACCATATCCCCTATGCCTCAACAATATTGTACAACATCTTTGCACTCAATCCAGCATAACTATCAAAATTATTAGAAGGTAAGAATGCAATTGATGGTCCTTTAGTTTGAGCAGGTATTGATGATACTCCTCCAGTTGAAGGTGCTGCCTGAACTCCACCAGAATCACCAGGTATTTGTATTACTGATACTTCTGCACCTGGGCGAGATTCTCCTGGCGTTCTTACTCCATTTGGGTCTGGATTAATTCCATACATCCCCTGAACCGTATTATACCAATCTCTTGATCTTTGTAATGGTATACTTTGGTTATAAACGAAATACTTATCTTTGAATAGTTGCCTTACCCTGTCTTTTTCAGCATCAGTTAGAGTTTGTTTCTGAAGAAGATCAAGCAATTCAGTATGACCTCTTGCTTGGATCTCTTTAATCATTGCAGCAGCATTTGCTTTAATTCCTTCGTCGCCGCTTGCTTTTAATCCTGCTTCGGTTGGATCAATTCCTCTTGCTTTTAATTCATCCAGTAATACTTTTTCTCTCCCACCCTGCCAACTTACTGCTCCATATGCCTTCACTCCATTATCCATATGAGTTCCCAGAATAAGATCTCTTCTTAGACTATTCTCTCTTCCAATTTCTGCGGTAGCAAGTTTTGCACCTTCTTCGGAAAGGCCTTGTGCTTTAAATTCCCCAGTAAGTAAATTTGCAACCTCTTTTTGGGAAGCACTGGTTGGTGCTGCATTTGATGGACTGGTAGGAATTAATCCAGTTTGAGGTACTACTGGTGAATCATCTTGTCCATCTTGTTTTGTCTTTCCACCAGACAGCAATAGATCTACTGCTTGTTTAAACTTATTAATAATTTTTTCAAATGTGGTTGTATTTTTTTCACGAGTATCTGTAGTTTGTGATTCTTCTTTTCTCTGAATATCAAAGTCTGCTTCTTGTGCATTTACTTTATTCATAAAGGAAGATCCAAGTCCAAGGACACCAAGAACTCCTAAACCACCTAGGGTCATCCTAGGTAAAACTTTCATTGCTGTTCCACCTAATCCGATTCTAGAAAATAGAGAAATTATTCCCCCAATAACAGATCCTACTAATTTTAGAACACCACCAATAAGACCTGCAATTAAACCTAAGGCACCACCACCGCCGCCGACAGCAGAGATGGATGGGATATCTTTTAACTGCTTAGCAATTCTATTGATTGTGATTCGTAAAAACTTAGCAATCTCAAAAGTTTCTGTCAGAGAATTTCTAAGTCTTTGTACACTCTTTCTTAATCTTCTTTCTGTTTTCTTAGATCCAAAGAAGTCTAAGATATCATACCCAGTTGCTCTACCATAACTTTTAGTATTTGAAATATTATTAATTACTGAACCAAGATTATTCTGACTAGGTGGAGATATATTATTTCTTTGGAAACTGACAATATTATTCCTAGCACCAGATACTATAGATGCACCTGGTTTAGATCCACCTGATATAAAATTAACTGCCGCCGCTAATGGATCACCCTGTTCTTTTATTATTTTATCACTATAATCTTTTGGTGAAAGATTTGAAGATAAAGGTTTTGGTTTATAAAATTTTCTAGTGGAGGGCAAAATTGTTTTAAGTCCTTTAAGTCCCGTAGATCCCTTAGGTCCAGTATCCCTAAAGGTTCTTTTATACTTTATAATGGGACGTTTTTTATCCATTTACCGCCTGTTGTGCTTTTAGATTTTCCTCTTCAATATGTTGATTCAGAAGTGCAAGATAGATATCTCGCTCCCAAGGCATCATGTTTTCAATCTCTGTCAAACTGTATTTATGATGCTGCATCAAGGCAAAATTAAGTTTATAGAATGACTCAAGGTCAATATGAGCCATGATCAACCGAAAAAACTTGACAGTCCCTCCAGCGTCACTTCACTTTCAACTTCGGTATTTGGATTGGTAACCTTAAACGTATGAGAAAGTTTTGGCATGGTAGCAAAGAACTCTTCAATTTGTTTAAACTGACTTGAGTTCAATCCATCTAACCAAGACATCAATTCTTTCTTGGTGCAATCTGCAGCAGACCAGCACTCATCTGCATCAAAGATCATATCAATACATGATGCAATAATTTCAAATGACTTCTCAAGTGAAGATTCATCATCCGTATTGAAATCAAAGTTGTTCTGAATGAATTGATTCAGAGATGGATACTTCATACGCAATGTGAGTTTACCATCAAGATTAATATCTGTAGTATGATTTAGATCTTTCTGTACAGAAATCTCATCAATGTAAACCTTGACTGGAACTGTAGTCTCCCCATCATCAGGGCAAGTTACAACCAGATCAATTGCTTCTCCAACTGACTTGCCACGAACATTTAAGAAGACATATTCAATGTCAAATGTAGGAAGTTCTTCTACTTTAACTCCTCTTGTTTGAATGCAATCCTTCAGCGTTGTTTTGATTGCACTTGTAATTTGATCTACATTCTCACTCTCTAGTGCAAGAATCAGAATCTTTTCTTCTCTGACTAAAAATGGTCTGTATTTAATCTTCTTTCCAGTTGAAGGTAATTCCAACTCATATGTTGGTGTGGAGATCTTTGGTAAAGGCATAATATCCTATAGAGTTTTCAGGTATGATTATTTAGTTCATTGGTGAAGGTGGTCCTGCTATTTCTGCAGTAGCAGGAGTTCCACCCTGTTCTCTAATTCTATTTTGAGATCTGATTATCATTTCTCTAATTTCACTAACAGAATCAGTGATAGATTGTGGACTAGGTTGTTCTGGATTCGCCTTGTTTGTTGTGGGTGTTCCGTTAGGAGTTGTAGTTTGTTTATCAAATCCAGTTTTCTCTACAATATATCTACTATAATTAAATGAAGCAGTAACTTTTGTGATAGTGCTAGACTCATAAGAAAATGGAAGGGCAACAATATTCATTGGGAATGCATCAATGAATGTATACTTGACTAATGGTTGTGATCTAAAACCAGAATTAGAAACATTTGGATTTGCCAGGAAGTTTCTTTCAAACTTAACTACTGATATAGGTCTCTTATAATCATTTGGATATTTCATTCTGTAAAAATTATTACGCTCACTGAATCCAGTTTGACCACCACTAGATCCTTGGTACTCACCGCCAGTTCCTGAATAAATCGGGTCAATATAATTCATCCATTCTTCCAAAAGACGAAGTGAATTGTAATCCTTGTCAACATAAAAAGTCAAATCAAAGTCTGTATAAATTCTTCTCGTTGCAAATCTTTCAATAACTCCTTGGCGACTACCACTTTCTTCACTCATGTCAAATGATGATCCAGGAAGAGTCACATCAGAGCAGAGTAAATTATATGACTCTAGTGACTCTTTTTTATTAAGTAATCCAGAAGATGTTAAGTGCGTATAGACACCACCCTTTTCTTTATCTTTACTTGGTGCCAAATTCAAATTCACCATGAATTGAGATGTCTGAGACAGTTTTCCGATAAGAGCGGAAACATCAGACATCTTTTTATAATAGAGTTCGGCGGACTCTGACATCTAAATACTTTGAAACTACTTATATTATATGTATGTCATATCATGGACGTTACCTTCCAGAGAACCCAACAAAGTACAAAGGTGACCCCACAAATATTGTTTACAGATCTTTGTGGGAACGGAAGTTCATGAGGTATTGTGATCTAACTGAAGAAGTTGATCAATGGCAATCAGAAGAATTTTGGATTCCTTATATCTCACCAGTTGATAATAGAGTTCATCGTTACTTTCCAGATTTCTTTATCAAGTATAAAGACAAAACAGGAAGACATAGAACAGTGGTTGTTGAAATCAAACCCAAAAGACAAGTAGAGATGCCACCACAAAATCCCAAGAGAAGAACAAAGGCATGGGCCAATTCAGTAAAGACTTGGGTGGTTAATCAGGCAAAGTGGAAAGCAGCAAGAGAGTTCTGTGCTGATCGTAATTATGAATTTAAAATTATGACAGAAGACGACCTAGGAGTATAATGGAAAAGTCACAATCATTCATAGACAAACTTGCTGTTACGATTAAGTATGGAAAAAATCGTATTCCATTAGAGCGTCATGACACAGATGAGTTAAAAGCGATAGCAAAGAACCTTGGTTTTAGGGGGTACAGCAAATTAAACAAAAAAGACTTACTCTTAGTTATTAGACTAAATCCAAAATATGAAAGGAGTTATCATCCTAAAACTCTAAAAAGAGTACAGTCAATCAAAGAAGTACAAGAAACAATTGATTTATATGATGAAGAAGAAGATTATATTGAAGATACAACCATTGAACAAAGAATAAGAGAAAAGGCAATTGGTGAACCAAACACAGATGAAGACTGGTACGCTTCTCAATTATATTCGGAGTTAGAATCAGTAGCAGCGGAACAAAGATTACCTTCAATAGGAGAATTCTGTTTCTTTGGTTATAGTGCAGCGTATCCAGATCGGTACGAATACTACGACCAAAGACCACTAACATACATATTAGAATATCAAGAAGATAAAATCCTTGGCGCAAACGTTCATTACCTGAATCCAAGTTATCGTGATTCCGTTGCAACTTCCCTTCTAAATAAAGGTGGAGCAGCATATGTACCAAAAAAAACATTGCACAGTTACTTCATCAGCAATATGGATAATCTCTTTATAATTCCAGATAGAGATCTGGAAGGTATTGCTAGGTTAGTAACCGAAAGATTCGTAGATCGTGATGGCGTTAAAGTAGAACTTCAAATGGTCTGGGATAGTTAGATGGCAGAATTAAAAGATCTTATAGATTTAGAACCAACTGGTTTTGGGAAAAATCCCAAAAAAGGTACAGTTATTTTAAATAAAAATTATGTGAATGATGGTAATAGTTATGAATTGAGATATGCTCCAGAAAATGGAACATTAGTTTTATATAGAAAATATGGTAATTCTTATAAAATTTTATTCCAATCTACATCAGATGGAAAATACCAGTTTTCAGTTGAAGCAGATACCCTTTTAACTGCTAATCTGTTAAAGGCAGGAGATGGAACGGTTTTGACCAGAGATACTTTATATCAAAGACTTAGATCTGATGCCGAAAAAGCGGCCAAAACAATAAAATTACCAGATAACATAAAAACAGTAGTAAATCCAATAGTAAATAATCCAACTAGTCCAGAAACTTTAGTTGGTGTTGCTGATGGATTAAGTGAAGATGGAGAGTTTGTAGAACCAGAAAAGACTGATGGTGAGGAATCTAATGACAATAATTCCTCCCTTTTAGATCGGGCTAATGAACTAGTTGAAGGAGTAATTAATACAATAGAAACAAATATTCTTGGAGGAGATCTCAAGTTAGATGATTTTCTACTTAAAGGTAATTTAGATGTAAAATTTGGTGCAGTTGATGACGCAATTAGAGGTACATTTAAATACCCAGAAGATGCAATTTATGATAAATCGGATTTTACTCAAGACTATATTCAAATAGTTCAATTCAGTTATAAACCTCCATATAAAGAGAATATATTTTCTGGGAAGGGTGGTGCCGTAAATATATTGACTGGAGGAAGTGAAAGAACAACTCCCTTTAAAAAATATATTGGAATGGTAAAACTTCCAATGCCAAATAGTATTTCAGATTCCAACTCCGTGAATTGGGGTGAGGATCAAATGAATGATTTGAATATGGCAATACTAAATTCATTTGCAAGTGCTCCAAGAGATGTTATCAAGGCTGCTGCTGTTGGTGGTTTTGCATCTTCCCTTGGACTTGGTGGAGCAGGAAGACTTGCTACTTTCCTCGCACTACTTAAAAATGCTGGGGGAGTAGAAGGACTAAAAAATATAATAAAATCCCCAAATTCTGGTGGTCTAGTTCAAAGTGCAGTATCATCCAGAGTATTGGCACTAGCAGGCATACAAGTTTCTCCAGAATCTATATTGGCAAGAGGATTTGGTGTAGTTCCTAACAGCAATATGGAATTACTATTCAATTCACCAACATTAAGATCATTCCAATTCTCATGGAAGTTAAGTCCTAGAGACAAAAACGAGGCATTGATGGTGAATAAAATTGTCAGATTCTTTAAACAAGGAATGGCAGTTAAAAAACAAACAGGAACTAGTGGTGCTGCTGGGGGAAGATCTTTATTCTTAGGAACACCAAATATATTCAAACTTAATTTCAAAACTCAAGGTGGTAGTGATATCTCTGGAGTAAATAAGATAAAAGCATGTGCTATTAAGTCATGCAGTGTGAACTATACTCCAGAACAAATTTGGGCATCATACGAAAGAGGTCAACCTGTTAGTATTCAGATTTCACTGACAGTTCAGGAACTCGAACCAATCTATGATACTGATTATCAAGAAGTCACTGATGAAAAACGATTATTTACTGTTTCTGAACCACCAACATCCAATGGTAATTTTGGGGATTTAGATTCAATTAGAGCAAACAAGGACACATACGACGTAGGTTACTAAAATGTCATACTTCAGAGAACTACCTAACATATCTTACGTCTCTCGTTTGCCTGGTGCAAATAGAAGCGATGAACGAATTGAAGTTAAAAATATTTTTAAGAGAGCAAAACTTAGATCTGATATAGAAAGTGCAATCACTGCATTTAGTTTTGGAACGATTCCAGAAGGTGCAAGACCAGATGTAGTTGCACAAAATGTTTATGATGATCCAGAATTGGATTGGGTGGTGCTCATCACAAATAATATAACCAGTATTAGGGACCAATGGCCTCTGAGTCATAATGATTTGGAGAGTTACCTGCTTGATAAGTATGGTTCTACCGAAAACATCTACGCTGTTCACCACTATGAAACTTTTGAAATCAGAGATGAGTACAATAGAACTATTCTAGAAGGTGGTTTAGAAGTAGACTCAGACTTCCAGTTTACATATTCAGCATTTGATGGGACAATCAAAACTGTAAATCCAGTTGGACCAGTTACGAACTATGAATATGAAACCAGAATAAATGAAGCAAAAAGAGTCATAAGAATACTGAAACCAGAATACTTGGCAGCATTTGTAACTGACATGAGAAACATGATGAGACACCAAACCTCTTCACAGTATGTCAATAGAACCATGAAGAGGTCATATAATCCTAAGGATTCTGGGGTATAAAAAAACCCTCCTTTCGGAGGGTTACTGAATCAGGAGTTGACCAGTCGGGCGAAGTAGTTGAGGGAATCATCTTCTTCATCCGAGTTATCAGAATCATAACTCGGCAGTTCAGGTTCAGAACGGGAGACAGTCGGTTCAGAGTAGTCACCACTACGCTCACGTTCCCACTGTGCCTCTTCTTCCTGGACTTCAGGATCCATAGACTTGGGAACGCCACGGACACCCAGAGTGTAGTCAAGACGCTTCTTCAGATCATCATAGGACTTGAAGTTCTTAGGATCAAGGAACTCATTCAGATCGTGAAGTGAGTTGTAGATACGCTCCAGTTTGTCATCGTCATCAAACAGAGCAGAAGGACGATCAAACTCAGACTTGTCGTAGTTCTGATAACCTTCAACCTTACGGATCTTCAGTTTGAAGTTAGCACCTTGCCAGAAGTCAAAGGGGTTGATGGGTTCTTCATCAGCGAACTCGGGCTTCATTGCTTCCATGATCTTGTCAAAGATCTTCTTACCAAACTTGAAGAGGAAGACTTTACCTTCGTTGTCAGGATTTGCGGGATCAGCGACAACGTAGATGTTGGAGTAATATGACAGTTTGCGCTTTTGCTTACGTGCCTGTTCTTTGCCAGCATCAGTACCATTATTCCACAGAGTGGAGTTGTACTCGCAGACAGGGCACTTCTGTTCCTTGGTGGTGAGACATTGGTCAATCAACCAACCACCAGGACCTTGGAATGCGTGAGTATACACTCGTGCCCAAGGGAGATCGCAACCCTCAGGTTCGGGGAGGAAACGAATGATGGCATAACCATTACCAGACTTATCAACTGCTGGTTTCCAGATACGCTCGTCTGCACCACTGCTTGCCTTGTCGTTGAGTTTTTCAACAGACTTGATCAGTTTGTCGGTGAGGGAACCAGAGCGAGACTGCTTCTTGAGATTTGCGAAAGACATACGGATTAATTAGGATAGATTAGGATGTGTCGGATTTGACGACAGGTCTATTATAGGGCAAGTGCCCTCACCTGTCAAGGGATTTCTCCAGGTTTTTGATTGTGGAATCAAGTTGCTCAAAGAACTTGTCCATGCCATCAATTTCATTGTAACCAAACATTTTTGCTGCGTCAAGAACTCTTTGCTTAATCTCCAGTGCATCTGGATCATCAGAAAGAGAAATGCGGAAGAAGAAAATCTTTTGCTTCTCTAAAAATGTTTTTAGAGTTTCTAAATGTTCTCTCTTTTCTTCAGCAGAAAATGTGTGGATGTTCATCATCTCACTGTAGAGTTTTTGTTGAAGTTCTTCTAGTTCAAGAACTGACTCTCTTACTACTTCAGAATCAAAAAATCTGCTCATGCTACTTGCTCTTTAAGAATTGTTTTGTATTTTTCCACATCAATATTTAGAAATGGTTTATACTTTTTAATTTTCAAACTGACGGTCTCCCACACTGGGTCACTCAGTTTTGTATCAAAATCCTTAACGTAATCAAGAATCATGTCAAGGATTACCATCGTTTCAATAGACAAAGCACCCTGGAGATACTTTTTCAATATCTCAGGATGCGATTGACCTTTGATTCTGAATAATTCTTGAAAGGTTTCTCTATGAACAAAGACTTCTACCTCTGTCTTGAACAGATCGGTAAGTCCCCGAAACCTCTTCAACCAAGAGGAGTGACTATCATTGCCAGTCTGAATGATCTCGCCAATCCATAAGCGATCAGGATCATCACACTCTATGAAATTGGCAAGAAAAAATTCTTTGATCTCATCATCTGTTTTCTTCCGAGACATTCTCTCAAAGAAATAACGATCCTTACGATTGTTATATGCTTCAACAGATGCTCTGGACTTACCAGAATATTTAAAGTAATTGTAACTTACTTTAGTAAAGTGGTTCTTGAAGGCGAGATACGTTTTGTAAACATCAATCGGTGTCATCATTAATTTGGTCAAACTCTTCAATTTGTTCTGCCATCACTTCGTGTTCGCCTGCGACGAGATACCAGTGATGACCAGAACGTTCTCCAAGATATTTTAATTCAGAATCAATAAAGACATTTTCACGCATTGCTGCCTGAATTTTAAAATGCATCAATTCACTTTTGGAAATCATAGCGGTAGTTTTGCTCTTGTGGTTTTCTTCAAGAAGTTCAGTTGAATTGCATCATACTTTAACTTCTCTTTCAATGGTTTTGAAATCAGTTTAGACACGGATTCCATTTCAATCTTGTTTTCTTCACAGAATGTAAGAATAGCATCAATGTAATTGAAACCATTTTTCTTTACAAGACTTTCAATTTCCTGAGCAAATTTTGCTTGGCATAGAAATTTTTCCTTGATGAGATCTTCAACCTGATTCTCCATGGGTTCCTGTTTTGTAGTCAACAAATTTTCTGATGTACTCTGTGAGAAGTTTAATATAGTGACCCTTGTTACGCTTTTCATAGACGACACATTCTCCATTTTCAGCTACCATAATAGTAATAAGTTTTTTCACTGGTATACCAGTCATTTCATAATACATGCAAGCGTATGCAGTCTCTTGCACAAAATAATTTTGAATCCATTCCTCTGGTTTTATTTTTGTTGCCGTCTTAAAGTCAATGACTGCGAGTTCGCCATCGTACTCTGCAATGCAGTCAACTCTACCTGCAAGACCAAGGTAGTCACTATACAGTGACTTCTCTAAAGCATGTATATTATTTATACGGTCCAAATAAGGTTTAGCCGCAAGGAGGAGAAACTTTGTTGAAGGAAGCATCTCAATCTCACTGATTGGGGTGTTCCTCATGTAGTGTTCTACACAATCATGAAACTTTGTTCCTCGGAATGTAGACTCTCTAGTGATCTTGTTTGCCTTTTCTTCACCGACTTTCTTTCTCCATTCAACGAAGACTTCACGGTTATAAAAACTTGTGACCGAAGTAATTGACGGATACATCTTCCCAGATGGGACTTTGTAAAAACGAGTCCCATCTATATTAGATGCTTCTAGATCAACTTCATCTTTCAAATAATCTAAATGAACAAACATCAGATACCTAGTGCAATTTTAGTCATAATGTAATTACGGACGAATCCAGAGCGGACAATATCATTAACATCGTACTCAACAGACTCAAAGTCTTCTGTCATCGCCATAATAATCTTTTTGAAATCAAGAATACCATTCCTTTCATTAGTCTTCACAAGGTCAGACTGTGCAGCATCACCACAAAAAATAATCTTACAGTTCTCACCAACACGAGTGATAATAGAATCAAGTTCGTGGAAGTTCAGGTTCTGCATCTCGTCAACGATAATGATACAGTTGTCCATGGTAGTGCCACGGAGGAAAGAAGTAGACCAGAAACGAATCGTCTCTTGTGCTTTCAACGCTCCGTAAAGCATTTCAAACTCTTGATCATCTGCCATCTCAAACATGTACTTGACCATGTTCTTGTATGGGATTTGATAGAGAGAAGATTTATCTTCATGGTCTCCAGGAAGAAAACCAATCTCACGAGTAGCAACTAGAGAGCGAACCACATAAACTTTTTCATATGGAGTCATTACATTCAGAACTTCTTTCAGTGCAAGGTAGAGTGCAATGAATGTCTTGCCAGTTCCTGCTGCTCCATATGCAAACAGGTTCTTACCTGCTTTGTATGCGTCAAAAAACTTCTTCTGGTTATCGGTCAACGGTTTGATGTCAACCATTATGTCCGAATTAATCGGTTTCTTTCTCTTCATTTGTCGTGAACTCATGCTACCAATACCGCTATTGGAGTCGTTCTTTCTTTTTCCTGCAGGCATACTTAGATTTTCTTTACTCGTGAACCAGGCATTTTGGATGCCCTATGTAAAACATCATTCCAACCAGGATTGCGGTTGATCAGTTTATCTTTCCACTCACCGACTTCCCCAGGAGAAGGACAAGTAGAAGGATCTGACCAATCCCGAATCCAGTCTGGATTATCCTCTAACCACTGATTCCAGTCGTGAATACTCATCACAACTTCTTTTTGCTCACCAGTGGTCTTATTCACTACGGGGTATGTTGCCATTGTTATAAAATCAAGATAATTTATTTAGACCCACTCCAGTGCTTCCGCAACTGTAGGGAATTGTTCAACAAATACTTCTTTACATGCATTTGCGATGTCCATGTGTTCCTTCTGAGTTCCATGTGCAGATCTCAGATCAATGTAGTGAATCCAGGAACGGCAAGAACCACTCATGTAGATACGAGTGGGAGTACACAGAGGAAGCACATTACGAGCACACTCTTTGGCAACACCTGCTTTAAGCATCTGTTGATACAGTGCCATAGATGAATCAAACAGAGTATTCATCTGCTTCTCCAACCTATCAATAATGAGCGGATCCAAGTCATCAATACTGTTCTGACGATTCTTGGTGTCCTGACGACGAAGTTCTGGGAGAGGGATCGCCTTTGATAGTAGGGAACTATCAGCATAGCGTTGGGAAAACTCTTGAAATGTGAAACTACGGTGACGCAAAATTTGGGCTGCGATAGCACGAGTAGTCTCAATCTCAAGAGTCATGAAAGACTGTTCAAACACACTCCAGTGATTGTGCTTGATGCAGTAACGCAAAAGACCTGCATAGTTTTCATTTTGCTGATTGGCAGGGTTGGAGACTCGGGCAACATATGCCATTGTCTGCTCTGCATCAGGAGTCACACTTACAAGTTTAACAGTCATCAAAAGTCCTCGTTTAAATCGCTATCTTCAAATACTTCATCATACTCATGGAGGTACGATGCTATTTGATTATAATCTGGTTTAGGTTTGTATGCATCAATATCAGAATAGATTTCTGCTTTGAGAGAATCTACCAACAATTCCAGATTCCGAATCATTAATTTTAGTTTGTCTCTGTCCATAAAATAGATTTCTCTCATGACATTATACACAAAAAAAGAGGGAGAGTCAATCCCCCTCAAACTTAAATAATTTGTCAAACCATTCATCTAGATGAATTAGGTAGCATGACCAGTAGTTACAACCTCTGTACTTTAATTGATAGCAGGCAGGTGGTCTGTTATCTTTATCCATATCATCATAATGATACCGATAATTTTCCATTACTTGTTCAGCAATAGTACTTCCACATAAATTAAGAGAATGAAAGCAGTTGAACCAAGAACAATCCCACCAATTAGAGAAATCATTTTTTCCTTACCTGGCAGTGTCCCGCCATACAAAGTTGAGCATTATGAAGTTTTTTGTCCTTTACTTGCTTTGCCTTAATGACAGAAAGCCAGTTGGTTTGGTGAACTTGAGGTTGTGTCATGATACCACCTCTACCTTCTTGGTATAAGAACCACCACGATAGTTCATGGTGAATTCTTTAACTTCGTGCTTGTGCTCAGTATGAGTATCATACTTTACACCACGATAAGAAGTGTTGGTGTTGTACAGATTTAAGATTTGCATGTACTTACTCCTGAAATACTAAGGTTAATTAAAACCCGTTCCTTCAGTCGTTTGCGTCCTTGTTATCAAAACAATGAGGGTCTGTATGATCCATCCAGTGTGTGAGAATTTCAAGTTTCTCACTTGGAGTGAAGAAGTCAACCCTCGCTAGACCATTTGCTAACCAATCAAAGTCCTCACACCTAAGGTACATCTCAGGTGGGACATGACTAAAGAGAATTAGAGCAAGTGATAACATAGGATCAACGGAACCGTTGCGCGACTTACTTGCGTCTGGTTGCCCAGATGAACGTATAGGTATTATATACCTTATAATTTATATAGTCAAGTTGTTATTTTTTATACATTTACAGTATCAATAGAATACACAAATTTTCTATTGCTGACTACATCTCGTATCAAATCATCAAATAATTGTCTATTTTTTTACTCAACCAAATCACTAACACCTTCCATCAGTTTGGAGATGACCTTTTCGTTTCCGTCCATCTTCTTGACTTCAAAAAGAGGAGAACGCATATACTTTTTAAGTTTCTTATACTTTTTCTTTACACCTTTAATTGCATCAAGATCAATTCCGATGTTTAAGTTGTTGTCAGTCATTTCTTTTTCTTAGTTCCAGGGGGATTCCATAGTTTTGGATTTGTTCTTCCTTCTGATTGTTTAAATCCAATCAGGTCTTCACGATACAAATCCCAATAGTAATCAAAGATATCTACCTTTTTAGTGCATATAACCAGATCCCATTTAGTTACACCATCAGAGATATACTCTACCAAGTAACTGGTACAGGGTAGAGATCTATCATTTGCGGCTTCTGGGTCGCAGTCCTTTTGTATAAATTTAATCTTAGGACTCAACTTCTACCACCCCACTGAATATCTGGATATGCTTCGGATACTACTTCCTTAGAAATACTATACCTACTTTCCAGATTCTTATCCTTAACTAGGCAAAGGATTTCAGCATCAAGTGGATGGAGTCCTTCCAGAATTTGAATGAACATCGTCTCCCTACGAAGAGACTTTAATTGATCATTACCACCCTTGATGAAATTATAAAACCTTCTCCATTCCTTTCGGATGGTAGTCTTGCCTTGTTTCAAGTCAGCAGCATTACCAAGAGATACAGTATCAAAATAATCCATAGTACCAACCAACTGGTTGATCTTAGTACTGAGGGTTCCGTTTGAAACTTGTTCGTCTTTCAAACTAGAGTAAGGAACTTCTCCAGGGGGAAGCATAGAGATTACACTCTCATCAAAATTCCAAATGAACAATGCTTTGAGTGATTCATGCTCATACTTTTTCAGCACTTCAACTTTCTTTGCTTTTGTTCTTTGCTTTGATGCAAGAGTAAGAACTTCAAATGCAAAAGGATTTGCTGGCAGATCAAGCGTTGACTGAACAGACCGAGTAGTCTGAGTAGTTTTTCGCTTAGTCGTAGTCTTCGTCTTCGCTGTTGTCTTCGTAGTCATAGTATCCACAATCTAAAATGATTATACCGTATTTAGTTTATAGAGTCAAGGAGTTTATTTTTTCTTTTTCTTTCAAGTATTCTATCTCTATTTTTAGCATAATATTCTCTTTCTTTCCTTCTAACTTCTTCTCTATTTTTCTCTCTATACTCTCTTTGCTTTTCATTTATTTTATCTCTATTTTTATCAGCATATTCTTTTTGTCTCTGATTTAAAATTTCTCTTCTCTTTGCATTCCTTTCATTTGTTTTTCTATTAAATTCTTCTCTGTTTTCTTCTCTCCATCTTTTCAATTTTTTAGCAGCGTTTATTTTATTCCTCAATAATGCATTTTCTTTTTCTTTTTTAGTTAAATATTTTCTTGCTCCACCTTTTCCTCCATGAACCATATTAACTAAAATTCCACCTTCACATTTTCTTCCATATAAAGCAATCAAATACTGTTCGTGTTTATATGCTTCATCTTCTATTTCAAAGTTTTTGAGTATTAGTATTTGATTTCTATTTTTTGGTAATAAATTTTGACCATTATTTCTTATGTGTTTCCGATAAGCTCTATCTCCCGATCCCTTTCCAATATAATAGGGAGTCCTATATTCACGCAAATAAGCGTAAGTGTAATACATCTACTCTGTTGTGATTCGCAATAGTATTTATACAAGAAAAGGTGCCGAAGCACCCTTTCACCTGATAGTTGCGAATCACACAGGTATTACTATTTATTCATCAATTTCATCATCGTACTCTTCATCATCAAAATAATCGGGATTAAATGAAACTGCCAAAACTTCATCAGGAATTACATTTCCATTTTGATCATAGAATTCTGGATGCAACTTTGGAATCTCCCTGTAGTTCATCATGTATTCTCTGGCAACCCAACCACTTATGAGTCCCACAACAAGAAAGAGAAACGTCATTAATGAAAAGATCGTTATAGTTGCAGCAGTCATAGTTCTTCTCCGAGAGATTTTTTCTTAATTAAAAAAGAGGCTTCAAATGAAAAGTGTATCTCTCTTCGGAAGAAGGAGACCATCTTGGCAAATTTTAAATAAAAATTGCCTCTTTGGGGTTTCGGTCTCCCTCCTAATATTAGTTCTACACCTCTATTTATTTCAAGATCAGAGGATCTTTTTTTCTTGGAGGTATCTAATTGTGTCACTACATCCTCCCAGTTTGGTTTGATCTGCAAGAACTTGGGGGAAAGTTGTACCATTTCCAAACTCATTATAGAATTCTTCTCTAGTAAAATCATCTCCAAGTTTATATTCAACATACTCCAAGTTTAACTTTTCTAAAACTTGAACTGTCTTTGTGCAATATGGACAACCATATTTGGAATAAACTGTAAACTTCATTTCTTTTCGTATGGGTGTGCTTGTTTGAATTCTCCTTCAGCAAAAGGTTTAGAAGGTTCAAAGGGACTACGAGAGAGGTTCTTGATTACAATGAATGCATCCTTATTGTATTTGCGGGTGCCTTTGAGTGGTGCCCACTTAGTGCCAGCACCATCAATACCATAGACTGATGTACCACCAATCTCTACGGCAACATCATCATAACAATCCCATCCAAGTTCTGCAATAGTCTCTTTGACTTTATCATGTATTGACTTCATCACAGCAGCAGATTTACGTTTTGCAATCAACTGATCATTCATTACTCTTTCTTCTGGTTCCAGATTTCCGTTCATAAAAAAAGGAGGATTACTCCTCCCATTATATCAGAGAATATTTTTTTAATCAACCGTGAACAGAATACCAATCTTTTTGAAATTGTTCTAATCCTTTATCTGTCAGTACGTTGTTATACATTCCCCAGAAAACTTTAGAAGGAATAGTAACAACATCGGTTCCTGCCAAAGCACATTGTTCAACTTGACGAACATCACGAAGAGATGCACTCAGAATTTGAGTTGTTGTGAACTGTCCATTGCCAGTATATACCTGACGAATGTTTTTGATAAGTTCAACACCATCAATTCCATTGTCCACCCAACGACCGACGAATGGTGAGACATATGCAGCACCTGCCTTCTCTGCCAAAATTGCTTGGGCAACAGAGAACACAAGAGTCACATTGACTTTATAATTAGTCATTGCAAGGGCAGTACATGCCTTCAGACCTTCTACAGTACATGGAACTTTAATGGCGACATTCCAGAGTCCATTAAATTCTTGTGCTTGATCAACCATCTCTTCTGCAGTGTCAGCAACAACCTCGGCAGAGATTGATTCAAGACTTGCAAAAGAAGAGGAGATCTCTTTAATAACTTCAACAGGATCACGACCACTCTTTTTAATCAGAGTTGGATTAGTCGTGACTCCATTGATCAATCCAGTTTCATGTGCCTTTGCGATTTCGGCAACATCAGCAGTATCTAGAAAAATTTTCATTAGTTCGGAAAGTAAATCAAGGACAATGTAAACACAACAAAAATGATAACAGTAAAGATCATCAATCCTACTCCTGCCCAAGGAACCCAGTCGGGCATAGGTTCGTAGTTGTGATTGTGAGACATAAGTAGTGTAACATCTACTGGACTATAAATCAAGTCCTCTATTATCTAGGGGGTTTCTTTTTCAAGGGGAATAGTTCTGATGGATTTGTTAGGAATTGCTGATGCACCATTTCACCCAGTTCATCAGCACACTGACACCACACCTTTCTCAGTTCTTTTGCTGCTGGGTCTTTATTAGAAAGCAACTCAAACCATTCTCGCCAGAGGGCAGCACATTCATCAGACTTCTTTTGGAGATGAGGTTCCTTGTACACTGGAACCCTCTGTATGGGTTGTGTGCCCTAGACTTCTGTTACTATTTATACCAGGACGAAACAATTGGGGCCATGTGTCCTGAATGATTTCTCTAAGTTTATCTGGTGTTTCAGAACTAATCATTTAACACAAGAAGTTTGTTGGTAGTTTATGTCATTCCAATGTCTCACCGCATTAGCCACGATAGCGACATTAGTAACCAGGTAAGAAACAAAAATAAGGGTGCGTATCCAAGCAATAGTATCTGATTCTCGGTCATTTCGTCCATGCTTCTCACCTAATGCCTTTGCCCAAAGTCTCCAGAATTTACCCTTTCGCATCTACTTTCATCTCTCTCATTCCTTTACATTCAACTCCACGTCTAAACATTGACATCATTGATTCTTGTGCAGAGATCATATCAAAGTAAACGGCAACTTTATCTTCACCCTGGTAAACATAATCAACACAGTAGAACCCAGTTTGAAGAGGATCTTTTCTTTTTTTCATATTTACCAATTATGATAAAGTTTCGGAGAAAGATAAGGACGTTTAAAAACTTGCTTTAGAGTAAGAGTTTCCAATTCTTGTTTTTGTTCTTGAGAAAGTTTACCCCAACGAAGAGTAGCAATAAGATTTTTTAGCATTCCTTTATGTTTGTAAAGAACCATTATAGCATAAAAAAGACCCTTTCGGGTCTTGATAATTAAAGTGCGTTGCCCCTCGGCAAGACTTCCTCTGGGAAGATAAAGTTTTCGTGTGGTTGGTCAACTGGTGCCATCCAGGCACGAAGACCTTCGTTAAGAAGAATGTTCTTAGTATAGAACGTCTCAAATTCTGGATCTTCTGCCGCTCTAATCTCCTGACTCACAAAGTCATAAGCACGCAGGTTAAGTGCAAGACCGATAATGCCGATAGAAGAAACCCAAAGACCCATAACGGGTACAAAAAGCATAAAGAAGTGAAGCCAACGCTTATTGCTAAAGGCAATACCAAAGATCTGAGACCAGAAACGGTTCGCAGTAACCATTGAATAGGTTTCCTCTTCTTGGGTAGGTTCAAAACCTTTGAAGGTATTTGCTTGTTCACCATCTTGATAGAGAGTATTCTCTACTGTAACACCATGAATTGCAGAAAGCAATGCACCGCCAAGGATACCTGCAACACCCATCATATGAAACGGGTTGAGCGTCCAGTTGTGGAAACCCTGTAGGAAGAGTAAGAAGCGGAAAATCGCTGCAACACCAAAGGAAGGTGCGAAGAACCAACTGGATTGTCCGAGAGGATACATGAGAAACACACTGACAAAAACAGCGATAGGCCCAGAGAATGCGATTGCGTTATAAGGTCTGATACCAACCAGACGAGCAATCTCAAACTGACGTAACATGAATCCTATAAGAGCGAAGGCTCCGTGGAGCGCCACAAAAGTCCAGAGTCCCCCAAGTTGGCACCATCGGACGAAATCCCCTTGAGCTTCAGGACCCCAGAGAAGAAGAAGAGAATGACCCATAGAATCTGCTGGAGTACTAACTGCCGCAGTAAGAAAGTTTGCACCCTCAAGATAGGAGGATACAATCCCATGAGTGTACCAACTCGTAACGAAAGTTGTCCCAGTAAGCCAACCACCAATAGCAAGATAAGCTGTGGGAAAAAGAAGAAGTCCAGACCAGCCAACAAAAACGAAACGATCTCTCTTAAGCCAATCGTCAAGGACATCAAACCACCCCCTTTGTTGAATAGGTTGTGAAAGTGTTGAAGATACCATTATCCTCCTAAGTAACTTTTCTTATTTAGTTTACATTACTTTACAATATAAGTCAATAGGAAGTTTTACTTATGGTGATTAAGGTAGTTTATTAGGTTTTGTAGAGTTTGTGTATCTTCTCCACACCAACCTATCATACTATTACAGTTGATAGATTTCCAGAGTCGTCCACGATCAGTCTGTACTCGGTTCCGTTTGGAGATGTAAGAACCAGTCCAACTGAAGTGTTAACGCCAACATTAACATCACTCTGGAATGTAGAAATACCAGATACATTCAGAGTGTCTGTCTCTGTGTGACCTGTTACATCAATACCAGAAGCAGTAGTATTAAGTTTTTTATTTCCTAAATGATAGAGTTGTGCTTCACCAGTAGAACCTTCTACTTGAATTCCAAGGAAAGCACTAGTCTTATATGCCCAGAGTCTTAAATTTTCATTAGAAGCATATTGATTGATATCAAATCTACCAGTGTTATTCTGAATAACAGAATAGCTATTCCACCAAAGAGAAAGATTATTATCAAAGTCTAATACACCAGTTCCATCAATACTTACATTATTTTGGAATGTAGAAATACCAGATACATTTAGAGTGTCTGTCTCTGTGTGACCTGTTACATCAATACCAGAAGCAGTGGTTTTAAGTTTCTTGGAGTTGTCGTAGTAAAGTTCAAAAGCACCATTATGTAAACCTTGAGCAAAAATACCATATCCTCCACTAGAATCATCTTGAAGGTATACGTTGTTACCACGTAATGTTAATCCACCAGTACCAACATCTTCAATGATATTGGAGAAGCCATTATGATAAATTTGCAAATCTTCTCCATTACCTAAAATAATCTTATCATTATCACCAAGATATACATCATCACTAAATGTAGAAATACCAGAAACAACCAGTGAGTTAGTTCTTACGTCGGCGGTTGTAATACCACTGCCACCAGATCCATTAGAAGCAGCAGTAATACGTCCTTGAGCATCAACAGTGATATCTGCATTAGTGTATGAACCAGCACTTACCGCAGTGTTAGCAAGTTCATCTGGTCCAATAACATTGTCATCAATAGTCCAAGTAGCACCAGAGTTTGAAACTGTGATATCTCCTTTGTCACCATCACTGATTCCACCACCGCCGCCGCCAGATGAAGTAATGGTTACGTTTCCTGTGGATTGATTAATAGAAATACCAGAGCCAGCAGTGATAGATGTTACTATTCCAGTTAAACTAGAACCAGATGCACCAGCAGTAATGAACCCAACATTATTAGTTAAGTCTCCAGTATCTGATGGGATAGTCGGTTTGTTGGTAAGGTCATTATAGTCGCCAGAGAATGTTGCAACTCCCGCAACAGCACTAGTGACGTATCCTTCTGTTGCGTATCCAACTACACTGTGGTCTCCCCAAGAGTATGCGGTATTCCAATTAGAAATCTGAATGTTTGTAATAGTGCTTGCGGCACCAGTAAAGGTTGCCGAAATACCAGTTAAGTTTGATCCATCTCCAGAGAAAGAAGTCGCAGTAATTACACCAGAATAATTTGCATTTCCAGAACTAGTGATTGTCAGACCACTACCAATAGTAATTGAGTCATCATAACCATCTAAAGTTATGGATCCAGTTCCAATGGTCAGAATGCCAGTTACTCTAGCGTCTCCAGTTACAACAAGTTCTTCTGAAAAAGTTGTAGAACCACCAACACGAACTTTGGTGGAAGTTACAATCCCAACACTCATTCCCAGAGAAGAAGTGTTCCCCAAAAGGAGAGTATCATTTAAATCTTGTGACCCTGCACCAACAGAAGAAAACTCAAACTTACCAATTGTATGATTATACTTTAAAAACTTACCATCATAAAAAGATGGGTTAGTTGCGATACCAACTATATCATCAAGATATTGGAGCTTTGTTTCTCCACCACCACCTATGGTAGAGAGTTGTTGCTGAACTCTATTAATAAAAAGTTTGTAATGTGCCTGTAGTTGATCAAGGGTAACAAAGTTCTGATCTAATGGTGTCAGTGAATCATTATTATCAGTTGAAGGAGGCTCGTTTAGAAGACCTTCTTGTAGAGTTTGATACTCTACACCAATCTTATCTAACTTCTCATTGATGAGATCTTCGTTTGCTTTAGTGTTCTTTCTAAGTTCTTGGAATACCTCTTCTCTTAACGCATAAAGAGAACTTGAAGACTTTTTAATATACTCTTCTACTGCAATAACACTTGCTCTAAGTTTATTAACATCCTTAATCTCTTCTCTGAAGTAGACCTTAATTGTTTCTTCAGTCTCAGCAATTCTTTCTTCAAGAGTTTCATACAACTCTTTCTTGAGTTCTCTAATTCTGGTTTCAGTTCTTAAATCAGATTGTAGAACTTGCTTCTTATACTTGGGAAGTTGATTCTGTTTAATGTCATTACAGATATTATATACTTCAATGACATGATCTTTGTAGGAAGAAAGTTCTTTCCTATTAGAATTTAGAATTTGCTCTTGAATATTTTTAAAGGCACTATCAATCAAAGACACTGAATGAGAAATGTCTTCTTCCAGTGTTTGTTTTTCAGATTCTTCTACAACTTCAATGACTTCATTCGTTTTGTCAAAAAGTTGGGATGGACTAATCATTCTATGATATTGACCTTTTTAGTATTTAGATAATAACAGAAATCTATTAGTTTTGCAAGTGCTTGATTCCATAAAAAAGGGTCTCAATGAGACCCCCTTTTTATTATTCAGTTTTTATGAAACTCAACCAATCGCAGGTGCGGTGAGTGCAACAGGAGTGGACTCAGCAGCAGCAAGATCCAGAGGGAAGTTGTGAGCGTTTCTCTCGTGCATCACTTCCATGCCCAGATTGGCACGGTTGAGAACATCAGCCCAGGTGTTCAGTACACGACCCTGAGAG